AAATTCTACAGTACCACAAATTTTTATAGCAATTATAGTATGTTCTTTATTACAATGTGTAATACATCCGTCTCCATCAAAATATCCACGTAAAAAATCTTTTATTAAGTTTTTATTACTAAATATATTTTCATCTGGAAACTTAAGTATATTAGATTTTTGTGGAACACATCCATATTGTTTTAATGTATCACAAAAATGTTTGCTATTAAAAGAGCATCTATAAGCATTAAACACTTTATTGTTTAATTTTACTTTTTTAAGCTTAATATTTCTACTATGATTTATAAAATTATTAAACTTCTCGAGATGTTCTTTATCTTTTTCAGCTAAAGACATTTCAAAACAATTATCTCTTTTACTTACATTTCCATCTGCAAATAAAAAACCTAACCAATAAGCTTTCTCTTCTGTATCTATTGTATCAAATATATGTTCATTAATTTTTATCAAATTTTGACGATTCACTACTTCATATCCAGCTTTTTTAATTGCTCTAGAAATAGCCATTGCGTCTTTTTTATATTTTTTTGCTAAAAATTGAATACTACATTTAGTATCTATATATTCTTTTACTATATCTTTCATATCTATTAGTTTAATTTTCTAATAGAACGGGAAAAGATATAATAAGTTATAAAAATTGTTAACGAATTACACTATTACCTGTACCCTTAGTACCAGCTAGCATTACACCAGTAGTATTTGTATTTGCTTTATTAAAATAGGTTATAATACGCTTCTTAAACATATCATCTGTTTTAGTAGAATAGACTTTCTTTGGTAGATTTAATTCACCATTTTCCTTGAATATAGGTGAATCTTCCCATCTATTCCAACTTAGGTCATATACTTTACCAGGTATCAAATCATAATCAGCACCTTTAGGTTTTGCAATTATCTGTTCTCCTATTTTAATAAATTCGTTCTTTGTCATAATCTGAAAATTTAAGATTTTAATTTGTTGATTAATTCATCAACTTGTTTTTTATTCTTTACTAAATAAAATTTAGTATCTGGTTCATTCAAGCTTAAATAATACTTGAATAGTTTTTCTCTATTTGCCCAAGAATCTGTAGCAAATCCTTTACATTCTATAACAAAACTATTTCCTACAAAGTCTGGTAAATAAGTAATAGCTCTAACTGTAGAGTTATTATATATAAACTTAGGAAGTAAAGTATATCTATGCTGTTCATATTCAGCTGATATACCTGCTTCCTTTAGTTTCTAATATGTATAAGCTTCTAACTTAGATCGAAATACTATTCCATCTATTTCTTGTTTAGTAGCATTACGCACTTTCTTGTTTAAGGCTTGTTTTAGCATAATTAATATAATGTTGCATACTATCACTAGTTATTTTAAACGTTTCAATTCTTTCAGAGAAATTACCATTTTCATCTGTAAATCCTACTGAATATAAGAAAGAATAATCTTTATTATATTTGAAAGCTTTAAACATTTCTTTAATTGAATTTACTATAAACTTACGTTTTTTATTCCATTCAGTAAATTCTCCATGCAACAATACACTCACTAATTTGATTGGAATTAATAATAACTTTCCAAGTATTAGAGCTAAATCAAAAGGTAACGCTATTACTTTACCTATAGTTTTTAATAGTTTCATTTAACCAATTTTTTATTTCTTCAAAGCTATTTGCTTTAACAGCATCAGATACATCTTTAGCTTTGAATTTTTTGTTAATAAATATTGCTTCTAAGCCTGTTTCTCGGCTTAATTTGCGACTTCTTTTTACTCCAGCTACATCTCTATCAAATAGTATTATAATACGCTTAAAACGCGTCTTAAGTTGCTCTAATACATCTTTAGGTAGAAATGTACTCTCTGAAGATGGAGAAACTGCTGGATAACCCATTTCATGCAAACACATAACATCTTTCATGGACTTTGTGATAAATAATATATCACCTTTCTGAGGCAACTGCTCATAGCCTTGGATATCATAGTCTGTAAGATTGTTTCTCCACTTAGTATATTTATCTGCTAATGGTCTATATATTTTAAAGTTATTATAGACCTTATATGCATACATTGGATTTTCTCGTTTATAAGTACCCTTTACTATTCCGTTACATAAATAATATTTAATACTATTTACATTGAATTTCTTTAGAGTATTTATAGAAATATTGAACTGTTTCCAGTAATTGATATCTACATCAGTAAATTCTTGACGTACTACACCAATTACTGTTTCAGTTGGCGGTATATATTGCTTAGAGCTAACGAGTTTAGTGTTGTTAGTAATGTTTAATTTATCTACTATATCAGATAATATATCACTATATTCTGTTTTACCAGTAAATAATGATACAAACTTAATTACATTACCACACTCACCTGTTCCATGATCTTTAAAAAGTAGTTGTTTAGTACGTTTACTATAGTAAATACCAAAGGATGGATTCTTATCCTTCCTAAATGGACTATTGTATATCATACCTACTTTAAATTGACCTATATATTTTGCATATATATCATATTCTGTTACTTTAGAAAGTATCCAATCTATAGTAATATTATCTGGGAGTTTTGCTCGCTTTCTACTATACATATGCAATTTGTTTTAGTTTGTTAGCCTGTGTAGAATCGAACTACAATATTTCCTATCAGGCTATAAAAATAGTGGTAGTCTTAAAATAGTAGACTACCACTTGTTATTAGTTAATTATAACTTTCTTAAAACGGCAAATCGTTATTAGATTCGCTTAAAGCCTGTGTATTAGTAGTAGATGAAGTTGCACTAAACGGATTATCGTTTTTTACTTCTTTATCAGCTACAACAGGCTTTGTAAATTGGTCAATATTTAGCATAGCAATAGACGATGATTGACCTTCTGGCAATTCCATAGGTTCAATAAAAGTATATTTAGCATAATTAGGCAAAGTAGTATATCCTTTATCGTTATATACTATTTTTGCTCTAAGTTTTTTACTCTTATCTACTTTGTTCAGCATATCAGTAATCCACTGAGCAAACTGTTCAAAACTTTCACCATTAAAGTCAAGTTCTTCGTCTTTATAGTAACAGTTAAGTATCTGCAACATACGAGAATACTGCTTATCCATTTTTGTTTGGAGTTGTTCTTCTGTAGTTACAAACCCACCGAGTGTAGGTTTCCACTCCGTATGAGTTAATGTTGCTCCATCTTTCTCAAAAACAATTTCTAAGAATTGATTACCATTCGGAGAAACTTCTGTTTTTACACTCTTCAATACTACATTTTCAATAATACCAGCGGGAATATACTTAATATCACTTTTGCTAATACTTGCTGCACGTTCTTTACTATATGTCATAATTTCAATATTTTTAAGTTTTTAAATCAGGCTGCACACTCGTCTAAATAAATCTTATCCCAGTGAACATTAATAACATTGTTTTCATCGCTTTCTGCGATAACTATCTTCTTACCTCGTAAGTGAGGAGCTCTAGCTTCTCTTACTGAGTTATCTCCACCTTCAAAAGATATAATAGTTTCATTCTTTTTACGATAGACATAACCAACAGCATCTGCTTCACCACATACTATATCACCTAGTCTTCCAACTAAATCTATAGCCATTTCTATAAGCTCTTCACCATCTTTATTAATCATCTTATCTTTAGTATGACCTATAAGAATAAAATTATCACAAAGATTTTTAAACATGTTTATTACTTTTTTAACTGCTTCTCTTAAGTAGAGATATCCGCTACCATTTGGTAATGTACGAACATCATCTCCCTTATAAGATTTGCCCATTGGTGTCTGACAATACAGAACTTTAGCATATCCTAAACATATTTCTTCGAGTCTAGTAGCATTATCTATAGCAATATATTTATAAGGTTTCTTTCCTGTTGTAGCGATTTCTTCACTGATTGCTCTAGATATATTACCTAAATCTTCAATAGTACGAGCTTGAATAGAGAGAGCTTCTAGAAATTCTGAACCTCCCTCTAAGTCAATTATAAGACAATTATCAAGCTTAGATAATAATGTAGTTTTACCTGATTTTGGTTTACCAAATAGGATTAAAAATCTTGGATTATTAACCTTTGGTTTGTTTTTCTCTTTTGGTAGTATTAACATATTAAAATAGGTTAATGCTTTACCTGTGAGATTCTGAAATTATCTGACAAAAAACTGAAATTTTACACAATGTAAAGTTATTCGTTATTCATTGTTGAGAATATTGTTAACAGTAGTACTGTTACTAATATTAATAATAACATTTACTATATTATTTTTATCTGCTTTACAATAGTTATTCAAAAACAGACTAGGATTATCAATAGGAATGATTGTATAACCAATTTGAATAAACTTCTGGTAAATACGTACAGGTTGACCCATGTAAGTAAAATCGTAACCACGATCTTCTTCATAGTCTTCCATGATCTTAGCATATTCTGCTAGTCGTTTCAATGCTAAATCAAATTCTGAAATAGCATCATATTGACGCAACTTAAATGCTCGATTTGCGAACGGACATGTAAGTGAATTATCATATGAACATGTCGGTCGATAATATTTTTTATTGAATGCAGAGAAATGTGCGTTTCGATTGCATCCAAAACATAGCAAGTCTTCAGGACCTGCATATGATATACTGTATTCCGGATCTTCCGGAGTGTGAATTCCATACCATTTAGCAAACGGTAAGCGGTTTTTAACTTCGTTTAATATACGATTTTTCAAAGAACCCTGAGGGTCAATATTTTGTTTCGGAAGTTTAATTGTAAAACCTTTCATAATCAGCCTTTTTTAATTTGTTTAAATACTACTTTTTGTTCTTCAGCACTTGCAGTATTTGTTTCAATTAGATTGCCATATTGAAGTTCGTTTTCAAATTCTAATATACATGGTTCACCATCTCTTACTTTTAAGAAATGCATATAAACCTTATTTTTTACAGGTAGACGACGTACTCCATATATAGCTAGCAGTTGTATTAACGGTAAGCTCTTTATCTTACCCTCTACGTCTTTATTTATTCACGTAGCTTAGACTATTTCTTAATATAACTTAATATGTTCTTAGAGAAATTTGTTAATTCTTCTTCAGTTGCTTTATTTTTCATAATATTTGCTAATCTAGATATAATTGCAACATTTCCTTTAATATAACCTTTTGAATTATCAATTCTATCAATCGAATAAGTATATGATTTATCATGTAATACAAAAGGTTTATTTAAAATAGGACACAATGTGGGAATATTTATATCTTTAATTGTTATAGCGAATTCTATTCCTATTTTTTTAGCATGTTGTTTTGCATGTCGCAATAATATTACTTTAGTATGATAATCCATATCGTGTTTGAACTTATCTAAATGAATCATTATATCTTTAGCAACTTGATCTGTATATCTTCTCCGTCTATAAAAATGGTATAATCTACTTTCTTCACATCTACATTTTTTACAATCAGATCTTAAATTATTTTTTTCTGTTTTACTGTGATTCCATCTTTTTTCAAACTCTTCTACTGGTTTGTATTTACCACACTTACAACATTTAAAATAATATATACCATTTTCAAGTTTTATATCTCTATTTTTACCAATACTGTAGGTAAAATTATCTATAGTTAGTTCCATATTTAATTTATAATTTATATTTATATATGGAACGCTATAATTACATTTAAGTTATATTTCCCGCTTTCGTGGTAGAATTATTAGCATAGCTTTTAATAGCGTTAGCTTCACTACTAGTCGTTAGACACTATTATAATATTTCTATTATAACTTGGTACGGCGTTGGCTATATCTAGCTCGTTCACCGTTTAACGGAATTTAGACTGAACCTAACTTATCAATTCAGTATCTCTGGTCTGTGAACAGCAATAACAAAATCACTAGCTTGAAATATTGCATCAGATGCTGATAAATCACTTCTCATTGGAAAGTGAGTACTTGGATTATTAATTCTATCAGGACTTTCAATATTACGATTCATCTGTGAAAGCTGTATTATACTAGTGTTAGAAAGTTTTTTCTTCTGTATAAACATTTTCTGTAAATCGACTATTGTACTTCTTTCTCCACCTTCTCCATTTACTAAGAGAACATGGTCTAATACTACTATTAGCCAACGACCGTTAGCTACAGTATTATGAAAGTAATCTATAGTATTACCTATTTCTTCTACATTACATACTTTATCAACAAAGTATATATTGTATTTCTTAATGGTTTCAGCTGCCGATTCAGCTTTTAATAAGTCTTCATCGCTAAGTGTTTCTACTGAACTATATAATTCAGATACAGTTTTCTTAGTTTTATTACTTATTACACGACCAACATTTCTGTAGTCTACCATTTCTAAACTAAAGTATAATACTACGATATCCTGATCAGGATTAAGATCAATTAAATCCATTACTAACATATTTGCAACTGAGCTCTTTCCGCTGCCTGATATACCAGCTATAGTAAATATCATATTAGGTTCAATTCCGCCAGTAGCTTTATTGAATTTATCCCATCTAGTTTTTAGAGATACTATACTATGATTTTTTCTAGCTTTAATGTAGTTTATGGATTTATTTGCTACCTGAGATATTGACTCAAAAGGTAGTATTTTAACGGCATTTTGTTCCGTATTCTCCATAATTTACAGGTGTTTCAGATTCATAACTCATTTGCTCTTCAATAACCTCCCACTCATGTTGAGTGAGCCATTTCCACATCGTCTTCATATAACCAATTTTACCAGTTATCATTTTGTTTTCAATTTCAAATTGAAGACATTGAAGAAGGTGTTCGTGCATTGCTTTAGACTTACCAACAATACGATTATATTCTTTACGACACTTGTTTATATTAGCTCGTAAAAAACCTTTAGTACCATCTGGTCTTATAACATACACTGGAAATACTTCATAGAACTCATCAAACCATGTCTTATCTTGTTTTACACTTGATAATAGTTTTTCTGTAGGACTATAAATTTTATTATCTCCTGAAGTAGTAAAGGAGATAAGGTCATTGTTGATTAACTCTTGTATGTCGTTTTCACTTATTCGGCTGAGAAACTTGTGAACGTCTTGATTATTACTTTGATTATCATTCAATACAAGGGTTAGAAATACTAACTGATTAATTGATATTTCTCCAAAAATATCTAATAATGTTGTATCTAATTCTAGTATCATAATATAGTACTTTATGAACCAGTCTCTTGATACAATATGATAAAAATCTGTTAAAACAGACTTAGTTGTTTTGTTTTTAAGGTTGCTATTATTTTATTAGCTTCTGTTATATAATAATTATAATTTATTTTAGGATCATCTTTTAAATCATCAAAATTGTTTAGTAAAGTAACACCAGATGCTGTTAACATATTCTGATATTTCTTTATTCCATTTTCAATTTTCCATTTGTATAAAAAATATCCATTTGTTGATGCATAAAATCTATTTGTTCTTTGTTGTTTTATACCATTGTATTCAACTGTCCATTGTTTACCTGTTTTTTCAGATATTAAAAATTTAGTAATATCTTTAACAGTTGGAATAAAGTCTTGTGGTTTTATTCCTTCAAGAAAGAATTTTTCTACAGCTAATGGTATAATTGTAGGAGTTAATCCTTTTCCTAAAATAGTTTTAGTTAAAAATGTTCCTTTTTCTTTTATACCATCTTTTTGTTTACCAAAATAATCATTTACAGCTAATTGATAAAAACATTCAAATTCTTCAGTTTCAAATGTTAATTTACTTATTTTTTCAAAGTTTTTAATAATTTGCTGTAATTCATTATATTTAGCTTTTTTAATGCTGTATAAAACACCATCTGTATTTACTTGGTAAATAGTAGCTCCTAATTCTAAAAGCTTCTCACAGAGCATTAAAAGTAGTAATTGACCATTCATTCTAATTTGCAAAACTGCGAATGGAGAATATAACCAACTATATTCATTTTGATAGTTGCCCGTAACAGAGTTTAAAGTTAATTTCTTAGTATCTGCTTCTAATTTTCGTTTAGCTTTTTTAGCATCTATTCTTTCTGTATATACTTTGGTATATATATCTAAAAATACTTCTTTATTTAAATGAGGTGGAATAAAACCGTATTGAATAATTAGACTAGGATATAGTGAATTAGCATCAGAATCTAATAATAATTCGTCTTCTTTTGGAATTATTATTTCAGGTTGATTTATACTGTGTATGCCACCAACTCCAATAGAAATTTCTAAATTATTTAATAAAAATTTTTTATTCCAACCATTTCTACCTGGTGAAACAGTTAAACTTTTCATTTCAGTTAATAAATTCTTAAGTATTTGGTTTTTAAATTCAATATTAGGAAGTATTACGTCTTTCAATGGTATAAAATCCATTGGACTACGTAGTTCTTCTAATTGTTTTTTATCAATTCCTGTTTTAGATATATATTCTTTTTGAAGTATATCTACTCCAATACCTACTCCATCTTTTGAAAGACAGTTTATATGGTAATTATCTTCAATATTTATTCGTAATTGGATATCTTTTTCACATCGTTTGAGTAATTCATAAGTAGATAATACATCGTTTATATTATAATTAACCATATTATCTATTTCTTGTAATGCTAATGGAGATTGCCAATCACAATTAAATTCTTGAACATTTTTATACATCATTGTTACTTGCATTTCTTTTAAAGAAACTCGTAACGCTTTACTATATAACATAGTAAGTAAATCTAATGTTAGAAAATTTTTAGCATATTTCCAACGTTTCCAACTATCAATATTATCTTTGTCTTGTGTAATAATATTTGATAAATTAAATATAGATTTACATATTTTACTATACGTATACTTAGAATTAGAGAAAAACTCAATGCAATAATTTATTATAGGGTTATCATAATGGGTATTATTATAACCTGCAAAGTATGCGTCTTCTGTAATAAATAATTTACACATATCTTCAATATTGTTTTTTCTTTCAGAACATTCGTATTTTACTAATTTTTCTGTTTCAGTATTTAGTAAAGTACAATGAAATACGTTTTGAAATACTTCAATATCATAGACATATACTGTTTTTCCTCTTATCTTCATAGCGTATAAATTTGTAGTGATTCTGCTCAGACTCGAACTGAGATTTAAATTTTAGAAGAATTTTGTTCTATCCCTTGAACTACAGAATCTAGAGGCAGGATTCTTTATAGACTATCCTGCTAAAAGTCTCTTCGCTCTACGCTGCTTGCTTTATCTCTGGCAAATGTTTAGCAAAGCATTTCTTTTCTAAAGTTGCTCTATCTACTATCGTAATAGATTCATAGTTACTATATTTATCGGATAACTTTGTATTCAATTTAGTAACTACTTCAGTAAGTTGTTCAATAGGTAGATTAGAGTAGCTTGTCTTAAACTCTTTATCGTTTGTAGTAGCTATAACTACTTTATACGGTCTTTGTTCTAAATATTGTAGCTTCTTAGACATCTTGAACTCTGCAAGTTGTTTAGCTACTTTCTTAATTTTCTCTTCGTGAGCTGCTTTATAAGCTTGTTGTTTAGCAATACGTTCTGCTTTATTGCTACCATATAGATTCTGTACCAATTTATTATGGTAATCAGAATAAGGACGTTCTTCTAATAACTGTTTTTTATCCTTTTTATCAGATACCTGTGTAGGTTTCTTAGGAATACTAGCTATGCCTTTTTTAGTTTCATGATACTCTTTTCGTGCATTAGTAGCTTCAGGAGTCCACTTATAAGTATATATTTCTCTACTTACTATTTTATCATGACGGCGAGTAGTTGTATATTCTTTTGTCATAGGTTTAATTTTTTCTGACAAAGATATTCCTTTACTACACATTGCTTTATAATCTGAGGATTTAGTTAATCCATAACGTTTTTGCAAGTTTTGCTGATATTTAGCATTTTTCTTATTTCTAGTTTCTTGATTCATAACAATTGATTTTAATAGTTAAAAACTAAAGGAAGCTAAATAGGTTAATATTTTAAGATTTCCCGTACGTACTCTCCCTATCGCTTCCTTGTTATATTTTAAGCCGCTAAGCACATTGGAGCAGCAGAATCATCAAATTCTGTTTCTTCATTGAACTTAGTAAGTTTCTCTTTTAATTTCAGAATCTCTAAATCGAGTTCTTTTATTCGTGCTTTAACCCAGTTTGAAGTTAAAACTTCAGTCTTATTCAGAGCTTTTTTACCTTTCTTAGACTTAAGAACAGGATTCAAAGTTCGTATACGACTTAGATGTACTTTCATTTCTTGCAATTCACATAGCTTAAATACATCCAATTGATTACAATCAGCTGGCAAATCACTAAATTTCTTTATACCCATATTGATACATAGTATCTTTAATTTAACAATTACTCGTTCATCCGTAAGACCTTTAATAGTTTCATAAAGTTCTTTCAAATCGTAAGTACGTTTATAGTTACGATTTACTACATTTTCAATAGAGATAATATTCCAATATTTAGTAATATCTGCTGATAGTTTATCACGCTGTTCAATAAATTTATTTGCTTTCATATATACTTGATTTTAATAATTTGACAATTAGTTAATTACATAGTATATTAGAAAGTCTACCTGTGTAGTTAATAGACCGATCAAAGTCTAATAACTTAAAATATCAGCTATCTTCACAGACCGCTGATATGAATAACAATAAAATTAAGAAATAAGACAGACAAGATCAAAGAGTTAGCGCCTCTGTCACATCTCGATACGGCATCCGATTCTTCTTCTCTCGGCTTTCCAACACTTAGTTACCTTAGTAACATTATCAGAGGCAAGTAAGTAAGAGTATATACGAACCCAACCAAATGTATATACTCTTACTGATTTTATGTTGATTTTCAATTATTTTCTACTCAATACGAACCCAACCAAATGTATATATTCGATTATAAATCTCCTTCAACATGTAAACTGACAGGTATTCTTTCATACCCAAAATCTATGCAAGCATTTGCTACCCCAACCATTTTGCGTCGCTTGCTGTTGTTACCCATATTTTTATCAAAGCCTGGGTCATCTTTTGTAATATCATAGGTCAATTTCAATGGACTGTTTTCATCAAGTAATGTACAATAATACAATAATAACTCGATTACTTTTTCTTTTTCATCTTTCTTAAGTACTTTATCAATTGCTTCTGTCAGAAACCCAACCAAACCTGACTTATCACAATTGTTACTTTCTACACCTGTGATGATAAAAGCTATTCTTTGTACTAAACTAAAAAAGTCTATTACATAATAGGAATTAAACCACTTATTTACCCAACCATATTTGTGGCGTCCTATTAATACTGTTCCATCGTATCTAACTTTAATTGTTTTGCTCCCATCCATTAGCAAATTATTTTGAATACGAGGATCAGACATAATTAGCTGTAACATCTGCAAGTGATATGAATCTATTGGCTTTTTACTTGTTGCCATAGTTTTGTGTACTTAAGATTAATTACTCGTCGATGCTCTTGTAGTAAGCAGTAGTGTCGTCCTTAGTAATCTTATTGATTTGTTCCAGAGAAGCTCCCTGATTTGCCAATTCATCAATAAAATTGTTAAGATCAGTTAAATTACTCTGATTCAACTGAGTGACAACTTCTGTTACCATCTTAACATTCCAGAACGGAGACCGTTCTCCAGTTGCTTCAAACTTCAAGATAGCATCTTGAACATCTTTCGGACCAGCTTTCAATACGATATCTACATCTGCCCGTAAATCAAACTGCAACTTTTCGTCATTATTAAACATAATAACAATCTTACCATTTGCAGTCCGCACGATATCTACGTTGAACAAATCAACAGTTTCAATCATATACTTCTTCATCGGATTTGCAAGTACAAGTCCTGGCATGTCACCAGCTAATTTCTTCTTGTAATTCAAATCCAAATAATCACTTACGGGGATTGCCAACCGCCGACCAACTAAAGCACGGCTAAATGCAATTACTTTAGTACGTAACTGTGTAATTTCTTGCTGAGTAAAACCTTCTGGATTTTTGAACACGCTTTCATATTTTGTTGTTTCCATAATTTCTCCTTTCTTGATTCCGTGGTTGATTCCACCTACGGAGTAAGTTAATACTAAGTTAATTTAAAAAAGTAAGCTATAGAGTTCTTTTACCTAAGTGGAATAGCATCTAATATCTATTCGTTTATTAAAAACTTAAAAACCACTTCTTGTATTCAAACAGTAAAACTCTATAACGAAATTCTGCTAAGATTTGATAAGTAATCTGAAAAAACTATAAGATAAGCTTTCGTATTATTAACATTACTACTAGAACGTGATGTTATTACTTCACTCGGCATTCCCCGTAGGACTTTACTCATGAGACAGATGAGTCAGCCGTTCTTCATAAAATTATCAATACTAAACTATGAAAAGATATGTAATTCGACATCTGAAAATCGAATGCTATGCTAGTTAATACCTAAAGAGGTACAACGGGACTCCAACGGTAGGAGATTTATACCCATCAAATAACATTATAACTGAAATTATCTGAAAATCGAATGCTATGCTAGTTTCTGATTGTTTAGAGAGCCTAACAGTAACTATAACGTGCTCTTTTTCCTGTTATAGTAAGGAGTACTGTATATGATTCATAACCTACAACTGTTACTTCACTATCGGTAATACTTCTACCGAATTTTATTTTGAGCTGTTTATGTTTCAAAACACCCACTCTATAGCCTAATAGTTTATTCTAAGACTGCGTGTACTTACGACTTTGTTCTTATTCTGCACATAACTTTAGGATTTCCACCTATCATCCTTTAATGTAAGGAATCAGCGTCACTTTACATATATTGTTGCGCAATATACTTTAGATGGTTCTAATGTCAGCAATTATATTGTACAGTCGAGGGTGGCTCGGATTTACTTTCGTCATCTTATCACTACTCGTCCTAAAACCTACCATTGAACTTCCTCATTAGTTAAGTTAAACATGTTAAGTCTCTCGTAATAAAGACTTCCTAAATAGATTTACATTCTGTCACTTCCCGTTAAGACTACTATCTAGTGCAATACACAGATTTTTTCTCCAATCTGCTTCGTGTCCGTCTTTTAATGTGTCCGCTTCTCTTCATCCCAGGAGTGGGGCGATGCTCACCTTCACATATACTCTTAAGGATAGAGTATCTCACCTTGTGCAAATTTGATAAAACTCCAGTTATGCTTCTGGATAAGAATAATTTAGTACTTCTAAGCTTTATGTCTTCTGCTTAGTATTGAAATAGTGTTATTGCGCACTTCATCCGCTAGTTATCTTTATATTCCTGTTGCAAAGCACTCTAGGTTTATACTCAGACAAGATAACAACTGAGTTTGTTATAATATTACTTGAACTCACATACTCCTCATTTCCTGAAGAGGTCCGTTGCAGGATTCCTTATTTATTAATATTGGATCATTGCTACTCAGCCAAAAGGCACACAATCTACTACTCACTTCGTCACTCTATCCCTCTATACTGGAATGTATAGTGATACAAGCTTAGGATTAGCTATGTACTGATTAACATAACATTATGTATAGGTTTAGACCTAATCCAGATAATCTATCAATATTTTTTTCAATAAGTAGTGCTATAATATTATAACTAAGTACCTTCATATATACTATCTCTAAACTTATTAAGTTACAATATAACTGTTTAGATAAGTATAGAACACTATACTGACATTTTTATACGATCTATGTCGTAAAGGGGAGTTTGGAGCTACCCTAGAGCGTTATATGCTCGATAATGTTCAGCACGTGGTCTTGGACACCACGATTTGTTGGGCATCATCGTGTTTATTACTCCTTCTTGATTCAAACTATGATAAGTCTGCGAGTAACTTAAGAGGATTTCGTTCCCCTTGTACGGTTCGATTTTGTAAGCTGCTCCTTACTAATCGCGTCTTCTGTATTCTATCTCCAAACGGTTCTCATAGATACAATAGGGTTGTACACGCTCTCCCTATTTCTTGTTATCTTTTCAGTCTATAGATAGTATATAGACATAACAAGTTATTATACTTTCAGTAATAGTCTATAGTTGTAGCTATACCCTATTCCTACTAATATTCTGTACTATCTTAATTTTAAGAAAGTAATCTAACCATTTACTTTCTAATCCTTTGATTTAGACATCTCTGGATATACACCATTATAGCTCTATAATCGCATTGGCTGTTCTAGTTGCGACTCAGATTCATCTTCTCTGATTGTTGTTGTTTCAGTCTTTGGAGAATATCCGTACAAGTGGTTTTATTCTCTTTAACTGATGGCAGTTCTCTTACCTTAATGTATTTAGGTACTTCCTTCTCTACAATAGAAGTTAGATAGATGATACTGTCTTTCTTTTTGATTTCAACATTGATATTTTGTTCTGGGTTGCTTTGTCCATTTAATTTTACAGCGTTATTGTTCAAATTAATATCAATATTAAAGTCTTTTGCCCGAGGTACATCTGTAAACTTCGGAATCACATACTCATGTGCGGTGGCAGTATTCGTATAGTTAGTTACAAATCCTACATATCCACCGAAAGCTAGCATTGCTAGCGTAAACAAAACTGTTGGTTTTTTACTCATTTTGATAATGCGTTAATTGTTACTTTTTAGTAGCATACGCAGATTTCTCAATATAGAAAGTAAGAGGATTCAAAGAGGTTGATGCATACAAGCCAGATACTTTCTGCATTACTTGTTTCAACATCTTATCATTCATTTCCGCTCCATAAGCAATCCGCAGATTGTTTACAGTCTTTATTGCTGAAATGTGTTTACCTTTAAGATTCAGACCCTTGATTTCCGGATATACAAGTTTGTCTTCATCTTTACCTTCATTATTAGCGGAAGTAATAATACGATTGATCAGATCGTCATTAGTTCCACTAATTAATTGAGAATACCGTTTTGCTTCTTCTTCGTAATTATTGTTTTTTGCAGTTTCATCAGTAATCTTCTTAGCTAAGAATACTTTCACAACATTAGCAACTTGCGCATCGTTGTATGTTGTTAATTGATTCTTAAGCCAAGCATGAGATGCTAAAACTGACAAATTACCTGTTAGATTGCCCCAAATAGCATTTGCACAACCTTCAAGCAATGTAGCATTCCGTCCTGCTTCTTTCATCTTAAGCAATACAGTTGCTAATACCTGTGCTGGTTCTGCATTTTTATCAAGCTTATAGGCTTCCCGTGCAAATTCAATCATATTTGCTACATTCTTACCTATACCTCCTGATTTCTGCTTGTGCCGCATGTTCATAATAGTACACATTGCTGCTACTTTCTGTTCATCGGTAACACATTCTTCGGGTTTTGGCATTTCCTGAGTTTGCGGAACTTTAGCATCTTGTTCTAAAGCTTTCTGCATTTCAGGATTTGTCTTTGCGACAGCATCTTTGAAATTAATTTCGAGCTGTCCGTCAGATGTTTTGCTAGGAAGCAAATTAACACCGAGGAACAAAGAAGCTGTTTCATTCAAATATGCAAACATTTCTTCATTCACAGTAAAACCTTGTTCTTTTGCATCATTCTTGAATTGGTCATTCCATTTCTGAATCAATACAAACATCATAAGGTCTGCCTGTTTTCCTGTTGCTTGATACATTGCCCGATCGTCTTTAATCTCTTCACGGCGTTTCAGAATTGCATTCATCAAATCTACTGAGTGATTTGCATCAATTCTGTCACTGTTTTGAGTTACGATATTAGGCGCAGGAGCTGCTGCTGGTTTAATAGTTGGAGCATTGCTGATGTCAATTTCTTCAGCTTCTACTTCTTCTATTTTTTCCTTCTTTGGCTTCTGCTGTTTAGGTTTCTTTTCAGTAGGTGTAGATTTAGGATCTTCCTTCTTTGGCTCCTCAACTGGCTTAGTTTCAGGAACTTCAGCAGGAATAGGATTCTTAATTCCTTCCTTAATCCGTTTGACGTCAATTCCGTCTCCCTCCTTTACATTAGATACTGGGAAGAGAACACTAGTAGTTTCACTAGTTTCATTGTTCTTCCACTCGGCTTTGATATTTTCAATGCCTTTACTGTCTTTCTCAATCTTAAGAGAAAGTAGACTCATATACGGTGATTTTGTGCACAACATATGAGTTTCATATGCTGATTTACCCATTGGAGTCTGATAGACACCACCTTTCTTTCGTTCAGCTGGTTTCTCTTCAGGCTTCTTTTCTTCTGGTTTAGAATCTTCTACTTTTGTTGTTTCTACTTTAGCTGAAGCTTCTACTGCTTCTTTAGCTTTTTTCAAAGCTTCTAAATTTCTTGCTGCTTTTGCACTTGGAGTCTTTCCACCTTTATTTCTTTTTGCCATATTGATTATGTTTTAAATAAATTAATAACTTAACAATTAATACACTTAAATTATGAAATTAAGTGCAGTCAACTGTCATCTTCTATCTCTGCATTGTTAGGCATGGTAGGTATATCTTCTCTATCAGTTGTTACTAACGTCTCACCTCCGTCTTCCTGACCCATTTCATAAGATTGGTTATCTACTGTCCCTACAAAAGCAGTAGAACCTTGAGATGTGGGATTAGGAGCCATAGTAACAACTAACTCTTGAGAAGGAGTATTTGAGGTATTTGCAACTACCTTTTTTACTCCAGTACCTACAACAAAGCCTAGTAAAAGTACGCATACTAAGAATACGTACAAACTAGCACTTTTACACATTCTAGAAATGATAAAAGATGCTAATGCTCCTAAAAGGAGTAAACAAAAACTAGTCATATTGTTGAAAGTGTTTGTTAATAATCTGTTTTTTGTTTAAGTTTTTGTCTTGCTTTGTTTAAATCACCTTTTACAGCTAATTCATTCATTGCAAGCTTACCGGCTATCTCTTTATAAGACATACCATCTATACGAGCATTAATTAAATCTCTATATTTCTTCTTAAGAGTAGGTATAGCTTGTAAGACTATATCTAATTTTTCCTTTAGAATTAAGTCTTCTTCAGGACTTCTTTCTAAAGCAGATAGTTGAATTGGATTTTCATCTTCATCAACATAGTTATTTAATTGCTCTTTTTTGTTTCTACGTATATAATCTATTGATGCATTAACAGCAATAGTTTTTAACCACATATTAAATGAAATATGTTGAGTATACATAGATAATTTCTCATAAGCTTTAGTAAATACTACTGATGTTAAATCATCAGCAACATCTGTATTCTTAACTACACCCATAATAGTGTACCAAATATCAGTTTTATACTTATAGTATAACTTACGAAATGCTTTTTGAGAACCTTGTTTAGCTTGCTCCACTAGATCTATTATTTCTTGTGTCATATAGCTAAATTTTAGTGGATTGTAGTTAACCCAATAACTACAATCCTTAAATTCAGAAGGGAAGTTTTATAATTTCTTTGCAATAATAATTATTTACTGCTAGACATCTTTTATAGAATACATCTGAGATATGTTCTCTCCATTCTTCTTTCTCTTCTTCATTGAGAGGATATGCCATTTTCAATGACATATTAATAGCAATCCTTACTCTTACTAATCTAGTCTGAAGACTTAATATTTTATCTTCTAATAGATTGTTAAGAATATCCATCCACAGTCTTCTATTTATCCACTTATTGATACTTAGACAAGTGTTACTAGTAACTATCTTAGATTTTAAATTAGGTGGTATATTTGCCCAATCATCCAATACACTATCTGCATATCCTAATACTTTAGTATCAAAATTTGCAGAAGATATAATCTTGTCTAAAGTAAACCTATAAGGTTCCTCTAATTCAGCATTGAGTGCTTCAATAAGTCTCTTAAAATCGCTCATTATGGTTTTCTGTTAAGTGCTTTACAAATTACAGTAAATACATAGTTAGCTTGAGACATTTTTAGGCTGTATTTCTTCTTTAAATGCAGTCTAGTTCTTACTTTAGCTTGTTCTACACCATATAATGATAAAGTTGATTTATAGTAAGCAATACCTTCTTCGATGATTTTATCTTTTCTAGAATCTTCTCCTAAGCCTTCTAGAGTCTGTAAATCACCAATACCTACATTATCAACTACTTCAGTAATAGATGGTAATGCAAATGTATACTTTTCAGGATACATCATAATATCTACTACTTCAGGACTGTCTTTAGTAAGATCTTTAGCTTTACCATTCTGTTTAAAGTAATTAAGATCAATTGCACCTACTACTTCTAATAATGGTTCTACTCCGCTTAAAAGGAGTAATACATTAGTTTCTGGACCTTGTGCGATCCACATACCTGCTTTTAACATAATCCTTTTGTTTTAAGTATTTTGATAAATTCGTTTTTGAATCTTTTTACTACAACTGCTGCATCCATTGGACTAATGTTGAATTCAGAAGCTACTTTTTTTCTAAATTCCATTTCTCCACTGCATTGCTGCATTACTTCTTGTAGTCTTTCTCGCTCTCCTGGTTCAGTCCAGCGAACATATTGAACAATTTCCATGTTAATTCATTTGATGTTCAAGATCTTTAATTTTATTATAGATGCCTACCCAATATATCAAGCCTTCTTTACTCTTTTCAGCTTGAAACATTTCATAGATTTTGCATCTATTGAATCCGACTGAAATGTTATGTACACCACGTCGCCAACCTCTACCTCCCTTCATTACTGATGGAGTTGCTTCATATACATACTCAATGAACGCAGTAAGTTTACGTTCTCTTGTAAGAACAATTTCCCAAGTCTTAGGTAATTTGTTCCTAATAAAACCTCTTAAGCCTTTTTTACTCATGTTTATATTTGAATATTTTTGTATTACGTCCAAAGTCAAACTTAATTAAATAGATTTTATTTTTAATAGTTGCTTTATTAAGTTCTATTTTAACTCTATCTATAAAATTATTAAGATAATACATATTGTTAATATACCATGCGGTTATTCCATAATAGTCTCTTCCATCATTACTACTAATCCACGCTTTTGCATAAAAATCCTTAGTACTATATGTCGATTGATTTCTATATCTTGATAATAATATATGAAGTTTTTCCTGTATAGTATATAAGATTTCTGCTTGAGTGTTAAATTCTTTTTCTTTACTCTTTTTATGCCGACCACGATTCATAAGTAGTTTCTTTAATTGAAGATTGGAGTCTTTCTATAGCTGTTAATAGTGTATCTATTCTTATTACTACTTCTGTATCTCTAACAAAATGTTTAATATGTTTCAGATTAGTAATCATACCAGCTAAAAGCATAAGAGATAAGTTCCTTCTACTTGCCTTTAATTGATTTAAAGTCTTTTTCATCTGCAAAACGTTTTTAGGTATTGTTCGTAATGTTTCTTTTCGTTTATTGAAGCTAAAGCATCTAATTGATTATAATTCTTTTTAGTTAAAGTAAAATCATAATCTAATAATGCTTCTTTTAAACTACAAAATACATTGTAATCAAACAAATCTCTGTTACTCACTTTGATTTGTTCAATAAGAGCCGTTTCAAATATAGCTAGTAATCTCAGAATATATTTATTATTCTTTTTAACTGCTAGTCATAAACCTTTATTATTTTTATTATAATCTAAAGGTATAATTTCTGTTTTGTTATAATCTATTTTCATACTCTAAAATTTGTTTTATAATACTTTTTAATGATTCTTACAGTTTCATCAAATTCTTCTTTATTATCAAAAACATTACAAAAAGTATAATTGTTTTTATTTAAGAATATAGGATGAAAATAAGCTACAAAGAATGTTTTAAATAATCTACTCTTTTTAATAGGAATTAAATTATCTAAAGTAATATCACTAGTTATACTTACTACCCAAGCGATATTTAGCTCAATATCTATTTTATAGATTACTCCATAATGTTCACACCCTCCTATTTTTGCTCTAATAATATCATATTTTTGTAAAGGTATCTGATCTACACCTTGACCTAATATTTCTGTAGGTAAAACTATATTTTGTTTAGGAACACATGAAGATTGTTCTACTAAACTATTGATAGATAAAGATGAATTAAATGCATCTACTATACTTATTACATCTAATATTTTATTATCAACTGTATTTTTTAATTTAGAAGATGCTTTAGATCTTATAGAATTTAAAAAGTTCTGTTTTTCATCAGCAGTCTTTTCCTTTAATAAATTTAATATACTCATACTTTTTTGTTTTTAATTTTTAATAATATTTGTTTACGGAGCGGGATTCGAACCCGCACTCTTCAGTATTATCTACCTGTGTCTATCCGTTTGCACGATCCGTAACCTGCTTTTTACGACATTAGCTTAGCCGTTGACTTATCGTATCACGCTGCGATACGAGTATAGTCTGTTACAAAAGATTTGTCATTTCTGACGTTATTGACCTATTCATTTTCATCCTCGCTGTCAAAACCATAATGCCCCATTCTCCTTCCATATATTCGTTGCCGTAGCAATTTTCAGGCATAATCTTCGTTTTTCTTTAAACTAGAGATTCGGTTGGAGCTACCTAATATTAAGTCATTTTCATGTGATGTTCCTTCACCATATATAGTTTTAAGCTCTACTATCAAACTAAGCATCGTTTTAAGGCAACATTACTCTGGAAACCTTTTGTGGAGCATACGGGAGTCGTCTTAATGTTTACAATATTTATAACTATATCCACACTTTTACGTTATGTTTGTATAACTAATATTTAAAATTATGAAATATAAACAACATAGAAAGTTAATTACATTAAATTGTGATTGTTGTGGATGTAGTTATGAAAAACCATTATCTGAATACAATCGTAACCAAAAATTTGGTAGACATAGTTTTTGTTCTCGTTCTTGTGCAATGAAATTTTTAAGTAATAATCGCACACAAGCAATGAAAGATTATTCAAATTCTGAAAAGAATAAACAGCTTTTGCTAAATCTTAATAATACATATTATGTGAGATATCCAGAAAAAATATTTTCATATTTTTTACGTAACTGTAGAAAAAGATATAAAGAATGCACTTTAACTCTTTCTGATTTACAAACGCAATGGGATAAACAAAATGGAATTTGTCCATATAGCGGAATAAAATTAAATATTCCAACATATAAAAAGAATCATAATAACCCTATTTATACAGCATCAGTAGATAGAATTGACAGTTCTAAAGGATATATTCCTGGAAATATTCAATTTGTTTCTACATGTATTAACTATATGAAAAACACTATGTCTGATTCAGATACACGGTTAATGTGTAAATATATTGCTGAACATTTCTATTCAGAAGGGACTATATCATCACCTTGCGTTGCTGCTTAAGGTGTCGGACGCTCTTGCTGGTTATTAAGGAAACTGTATTCCTCCAGTAGTCTCTGCACTTTCTTAGAGTGTACTCTAAGCTTAGCTCAGGATTGACATGTAAAAAATGTTATTTCTGAGCATTTTTTATTTAGTTTTCCCTGAATTCATCCGATTATTCAATAGATATTTCTATCTAAGGGGTCCGAATTTCACAAACCCGTGTCCAAACGATTCATCCAATGACCTAACAGTCAATATTGTAAAAGAGCTCTATACACTTCTACGCCTTCATACTTTGTTAGTAACGCCTCAATTAGAGAGATATACATCATACACGAATTTTCATATACTGTTGGGTCAGTATAATAGTATAGTATGCTCTTTTTAGTAGTATAGAGAGCGATCAAACTCTCTATACTTAATATGTAATTCTAAAGTAATAGTACATACCGTTGATTATGAGCATAAAAGCATTAAATCTAGTATATAATAGCATAAAGCCGCTATTACTTTAGAATTTATAGTCTTTGACAGAATACATATTATACCAAGTGCTCATCTAGCAAGCTAGAGACTCGATTGAAATATAGACATAAAGTACTATATGTATATGTATTTTGATATACTTACTGTTTTTCGTCTATGAGACTATCCTTTATTTGTTAGCATAAAAGCATTTAAATAAAGAATGATCTATTTATAGCACATGATCAGTAGGCATAATATCCTATTACTAGCATAAAAGCATTGAATAGAACTGTCAATTCAGTTCATGTTGCCCCGAACTCCTCAATGCGACAATGCGACTTATATAGTTTGCAGGGTTCACATTTATTCTATTTAGCATAAAAGCATTTAGAATTTGGATGTTGATTAAAGATAGATATTTTCGTATCTTGAACCAAAGATTTCTTCTTTCGCTTTTGCGATAGCGTCATCTTTCTTGTCTGTAAGTTCTAAATACTTTTTGTCCCAAGCTTTGTAATCACCTGTAGATTCAAATTCAGCTTGAGCTTTCTTCAGTCCTTCAGAAAAGTCTTTCATAATGTTCTTGTGTTTTGATGCAAAACGTCCGTATCTTTCTGCTCTAGAAACAGCTTTTTCACAATCCTGAATTCTACGTTTTACTTCACGAGATTCACGTTCAAGTTGTTCTTGTTGGATCTGTTTCTTTGCTTCAGTAACTGCTGATGCTTCAACTTTACCGTCTTTTTCTTCTTGTTTTTTCATACCAGCTTCAAAGTTGTAATTTTCATCAGTTGCTTTGTCACATAACATTACTACACCTAACATAATTGCAGTTAATTTCATAAAATTCTCCATAATTTTTTGATTTTTAATTGTTAATAATTGATTTATTTAAGTGAATGAATTAATCTTAAAAAGTATCTAATAAGCTTCTGCGATAGATTTCATCTCTTTCTTCTTTGATATCTATTTGCATTTTAATGATAATACTTATTAGTTCTTCTTTTGTTTTCTTTTTTAATTCTTTTTTTGTCCACATAATAGTAAAGAAATAGAAAGTTATACTATCTATTCGTACGCCTTATTTGATAGCTAGCCCTTTTCCTTCTCCTGACCTTAAATAAGGTTGACCGTTGTATAGTCCGTAGGTATTAATCACCTTTAGGGGTCTGGCGTTATAACCTTCTGTGTTGATTGGATTCTATCATAACTACTTAATTAGTAATTCTTAGTTAAACAATAGCTCTTTCCCTTTTATACGGTTGCATTTTAGAATGTCTAACTCTCTTTTTAGACTGATATTCAGCTGCTTTTCCTGATTGCTTAGAACCTGGAAAATGAGATTCTTTATAGGTCTTTCCCATAATTATAACACTCTAATTGCTTGTACTAAAAGATCAAAGATATAAGCGCATCCCTTTTTGTTGAGATACTCAATTGTAACTTCTTTTTCATCCAGCATCATCTCAATTTGTGGTCTAGTTAATTTACCATCTTCAATCAATTTCCAAAAATTGGCATTGATTGCAGCAATATTCATTAGACCAGCTGCTGTACATACAGTAATAACATCTTTTAATATGTTTTCAATCATTTGTTTATTTGAAGTACTAGTTGCAAATTTACTTGTTTCAAGTATTTCTGTATGTACTTCTGATAAACCAAGCTTTTTAGCCATAAGAGCTACTGCTGTTACAACACTTTCCTGATTAATTGATGCAGGAATTCCAATAATTACAAAGTTTAAAGATTTCATTTGATATGAATTTAAAGTTGTTTATAAATTTCTTGACTATAGTACTTACCGCATCTTTCACAGTAAGTTCTTTTAGTAATAGGAATGTTTAATTCATTGTTATTAGGCTCATTTTTCCATTTGTGCCCATGAATTAAACATTGTGAACGTAATGCAACTTCTTTTTGCTTTTTAGGATTATCTAATAATTCTAATTCAGCAAGTCGTTTAATGTTACTATGATAGGCTTTTAGCCTTCTGTAACTACTGATTTTCAGTTTGATTTTCTTAAAAATATTCATTCTTTCATATTTAATAGTTTTAATTATACAATATTTTGAGGACGTCTAGCTGCAACTAGATGGTTTTATCAATCTTAATTATATATTAACACACAATTTTTACTGTACGCTTACAGTAAATAAAGAAGGTATGTAACAATTTATACAATATATTGCAGTATATTGCAGGCTTGACGATTCACATCGTTGTGTAACTTCTACACTAATACAGCTTAATTGAAATACTAATTAAAATGACTCTCACTTAGTTTTAACTCATAAGCAGATATAGCTGTCAAACTAATCTTATTGGAGTACATGGTTTTAACGTCTGCACTAATACTAATCTCCTCCACCTACCTTCAGACGACAGTAATACTGCCCTCTAAAATGATTAGATATAAGCCCCACATGTTTGTCACTGATTCTCACAGTAAGGAGGCAGCTGCATCTATTCTCACGAACCAATACAGCTTTATCTGATGATATTTAAAATCCTATTTTCTTCTTTATAGAATCATCTTTTTTACAAAACATTATAGTAGCTAAGTATTGTGAATCTGTTGCAAATAAATGAGTATGTGCTTCATCTTCACTATAATTCTCAAGCTTTTCTAATTCTTGGTTTACTCTAGTCTCATATTGTTCTAGAGATTCATCTTCGTGTTTTAACACTAATTTTCTAATGTACTGCGGCATGAATTGAGTCACTATTAATTTGTGGTAATGAGGACCTTGGCATACTATCTGGTATATATTCTTTTTGTATATCCATACTCCTCTTTATTAATTTATCATAAAAGTCTTTGTTACTAATATAAATAGAAATAATTTCATGATTTGATAAATCTGTACCTTTAGTTACAAGTATTTGAGTTAGTACTTGTTCTGGCATAACTAAGAACACACTATCTACATACTTGTCTAATCTCATACTTTCACGCCATTGTAGCACTTCTTGTACTGTTGGTGCTACTACTTGTTCAATTGTGTCCGTTTCAGGGATTTGTTTTTCTTTAGGACTACGAGGTCTTGCACAACTGATAAAAATTGCTAATGCTACTATTGCTGCAATTAGCCAAAATACGTATTTACTTTTCATTTTTGATAAATGTTTTTAAGTTAACACTAAGTATATAAATGCTATCAATATTGCATCTATTACAATTAATACTCTTGTTACTGGATGTGTTTCATACCAGTTTTCAAATTTATTCCACCATATATCTGCTAAATCAGCTTGGTTTGATTTCTTTGTATCCATCGTCTTTATCTTTATATCCACTACCAAGTGTATATACAAAAGATAATACGCAGAATATAAATAGTGCGATTATCACTACTTTAGAGTAATACCAATAATTCCAATAATCGGTATATAACAGTCCATACACTTCTTCATCAAAGAAATATATTCCTTGATGTTCAATAATCATCACAGCTGCAAATAATGCAGTTATGAGTCCAAATAAAAAATACATTAACTTTTGCATAATAATTATTTATTGATTAAATACTATTTGCTATAAATACCAGTGTTGTTACCATTGTTAATAATACTAATAAGTATACTAATAATTCGATAGTAATAACAATGCACCAGAATCGTTCATTTCCCATATACTTTTATACTTATCATTAAGTTTTTGCCAAAAAATATGTCCTTCTTTTGTATATCTCCATATAAGTGTACATTCAATTGCCATACTAGGAACTTTTAATTTTGTATAAAATGGTTCTATGTTTATTTTATTATCGTGAACATATTTACTACTGCCGTCTAAAAAGCTATCTAGTACTTTTTCTTTAATAAGAAAAGTAAGTAACGAATAAGGCATATTAAATAATATTTGCCTTCTAGCTTTTTGTTTCTTTGTTAGTTTTTTCATTGATTGAATTGTACTTTTTTTATGAACTTTAAATGTTACTTCAGTATCACTCTTAATTTCAATAGTAAAATGAGGAGATGATTTACTGTCTATTCTCCGTTTGATCCATTTAACTACATAATCTGCAGTTAATACTTCAAATTGTAAATAGCTATGCCATTTTCCACTCCTACCTATGTGTAGTTTTAGATTTCCTCTGTCAATGTTAGTAACAGGGTTAACGCGACTTTGTTTTGAGTTAACTAATTTAGCTACTACTATGTCGCCGATTTTAAGATTCTGAAATTGTTCTAATGTCATATCTTTTTAGTTTATTGATTAAACATATGAAGAGGACAGCTAATGCTGTCCCCTACTATTTAATAGAATCAGGATCAAACCACTGACGTAATAGTATTTCAAAAGTTGTTTTGACATATTCTGCACCACGTGCTGTTGCAAATCGTAAATCAGAACCGATACTAGCACCGGAACCACCAACCCCACCATAGGAATAAAGAGCGAACGGACCCTTATCCGATTTATCATTTGAGTGAGTGTTGAATGTTTTCCAATAATAAATCTCATAGAATTTATTATTTGGTTTTACTATATGTTTCCACTGCGTACCTGTTTCAATATAATTCACAGCTGCCGTAATTGTAGATAGTTGTTCATATATGTTTATATGGTTATCTCTATAACGTCTAGGCTTGCGATTAATGATTTTACACGCATCTTTGTACGATTTGATATCTTCTAAGTTCATACTTTAGTTGTTTTAAATTAAAAATTAATACTAATACTACATGTAGTTGGCTCTGCATTTATAGGCTTGCCACTGTCTATGGCTGCATTACTATTGTAGTATAAATAACTCTAAGTTAGTTTGAATACATCTTGCTAAGAGTTCATACTTTCTGATAAAGTGTTTTCTGGTTTTCATAATTTTAACTTTTAATATTATTTGTTAGATTAAAGTCTGCAATAATATTTTTTACTACAGGTATTAATTCATTATCATATCGTAAAATTATACGATGTTGAGTATCTCCTGTTTCTCCTATTTCTTGATTTATGTATTTTATAAGATCAATTTTTGGATTTTCTTCAATAGCTTCTGTGAAGCATTCAAATGTTTCTTGTGATATATTATCATTATCGTTGATAATGATATCTAAAATTGTATACCTTAGCATTTTATTTCAATTTTGATTCCGTATTTAAGTTTAATTTTTCCACATTTAGAACATCTGTATATGAATATATCTGAATATGTATGAAATTCTTTTGTTTCACCTATTAGATGATAATCGTGTTCACAGATAAATCTTTGATAAAACTTTTTGATAAATCCTTTCATATATATAGTTTTAAGTTAATAATCAGTTTAAAACACTACTATCTTCACAGACTGTAGTGTGTGGTTAAGTAATAATAAAGTAAAGGATAGTATGGCTGTATCCTTACAATATAGAAATAAATAATTAGCATTTTACACCTAAAACTTATATCTTTATAGCTGCATACTGTCATAACGTTGAGTTATTAACTCCGAGTACATCTTTTCATCCATATAGGAACTATGACTTCTTCTGTAAGCCTTACGCTAATATAAGAAACTGGTGCCCTCAATGTCTTGGAAAGTTATTGAGTTTTTTAAAAAGCATCTGTTTTTCTAGATTGCTTTAAACTCTTATATTAAGAGTTTACTATCTTAATACCTAGGATAAGATAGTAGATTATTTAAAATAATAGTATAATCTTCCAAAACTATACTATTATTTTGTGTTATCAACACTCACTATTACACACAGTAGCTAATTGTGTTTATTTAGTGACTAGATTCATAGTGGAAATGATTCCTTATGAGAATCCTACTTACTAGCTAGACTCTTGCGCTCGATACTATTATTTATAATAATAATATTTTTCACAATCGAGGGTCTTATTTCTCGGCAACTCCTACTTTTTTAATATACATTTAGTACGCATTTAAATATATATCCCAAGTAATAACAGATATTTGGAGCATTATTAACACACTTTTGGTTGCTCGTTTTTTGATCTTTTAATCAATATATACTTGATCAGTATGTATATATCGTGCTTCTTACTTTCTGAGTGAGTTTGCGATTCTCAGATTTCATATTTTCTATTACCACGCATAGGCTAATTAGAAGAGCCTAATTAAATTAGAATAACATAATTTTGCACAGTTTGTTTAGTTAATAAATGACTAACCAGTCTGTGACTAACTTCTGGTTAGTCTTAATTTAATTTACTAGTCTTTACAGCGCTAGCTTTCTGTAGTTACTATAAAGATAATCAAATCTAGATAGTATTGTTAATCATAAATATATATTTTTATTGATAAATAAAATTGCTATAATGGTGACTCAATTGGTTTGAAACGGTAAACCATAGCCCTTACAGTCAGACTGCAAGAGCTATATATTAAGTTTACTCGTCATCGTCCTCGTCATCAGTTTGTTGAGTTTTTTCGGGTTCTGAAACAGGATTGCCAACGCTTTCATTTGCTTCTGGTTTATTGACACGTTTCTCATACCAATACGAGCCGTTAGCAATGTTTGCATTTGCGTTTCTTGTAATTACTTCAATATAAGTACCCCCATTTAGGTCGTTGTCCCATTCATTTGAGTCCTTATAATCAGTAATTTCTCCCGTTTTTTCGTCAACAATCATCTCAAGACGTGAATACCCAACAGCATTAAGTTGTGTTAACTCTCTTTGTTCACCATTTGCATCAGCGTAGTAAATTTTACTTACACCTAAAACCTCACTAACCGGTAAGGTCTTATATACCAATGGTAATGAAAATTCACAATCTGACAACTTAATTACTTCTCCCTTCTTTGTTGTAAAGGTTTTTGAATCGCTTTCCATACACTTAATAAATCTGTCAAGATTTTTCTTGTATGCTTTAGCGGTTTCGTCCTCAGTAGGAAACAAACATTTAACGAGATTAATGTTGCGTATTGCAGCTGCTTGCGGATTCAATACTTTCACGCCTCCAATCGTAATGAATGTAGGTGCATCCTTAGCGCCTTGTGAATAGCTAAATGTACACACGTAGAACTCATCGCCATTAGTTCGAGTTCTTTTTTCTGCCGAAATTAATTTGCTTAGCATGATTTTTTTCTCCTTCCTTGTTTACTTGTTACTTGTGTGGAATAGCCCAACAGATACAAGCCCGTAGGGGTGTTCCACTCCGATACAAGGTAGAGGGGTGTGAATTTTTGCTGGTTCCCACACACAGATTTCTTCACCAAAAAAATTTTTTATATATTTTTATTTTAAATAATGTTAAAAAATAGCTATTAAACTTAAATAAATATTCATAATAAATGTTAATAATAATAACCAATATAGTTAAATGTACGTTACTGTATACAGTAGATACAGTTAAATACAGTGTGAATATGAATTACTACTTTATAAGACAAAGAGATCAACAGTATTCTAATTGTCTTTACTTAAGTAAGATAAGTAAGAACTATAAATTGAATGATAATTATAGATCCTTTACTTTACCAGGACAAATAGAATATACTTTCTCTGAAGATTTATATAAACAGTTTAAGAAAGAAATAAATACAGTTAAATGACAGAATTTACTGCACTATGTTTAGTAGGTATGTTAGGGTGTCTAGCTTATATCATACTAAATAAATTAACAAAGTAATGTGCCCTAAGTACACGGGATCGTAGTACATTCCACGCTTAAAGAAGTTACTGTAAAGTAGAAGCGCACCAGGGAATCCTAATCGTAGGTAGGCTCAGTTTAGCTACCTTTCTGGCGGTCGTTGAATAAAAAAGGTAGCCCCTAAAACGGTATTACTATGGAAAAGAACGAACAAAAAAAAGCAGATAGAATTGAGTATGTTTTCAGGAATAAAACTTATATAGCTACTCCTGAACTTAGTAAAGGTTGTTGTGTGGGTTGCGCGTTTGTTAATAATATGAACTGCGCTAACTTTAAAGATAGAATGGACATCTGTCATAAAGGATATATATTTAAGCGTAAATTTAATCACATAGATGAGTAACCTTACTTTACTTACTGCGTTAATAGATATTATAAAGTAAATATTATGGAAGATAAAGTACTAGAAACAGTGGTAAACGGATTGGAATATAGTTTTGAAAAAGATATATTGGTAAAACCTTTAGCTCCTATCATGGTTACTAAAGAATATACAGAGCAAATTCCTACTGGTGAAAAGGATGAAGAAGGTTTTAATAAGTATGAAGTAAAGACTCATACTAAAGAAGTTGAATCAGATTTTGCAAAAGGTATTGTTCTATCTATTCCAATCGGTACTGATAGTACCATTAAGGTTGGTGATACTATAGTATACCCTAAGAAATTTGCTAAAGACTTTGATCTATTTAAAGACTCACAATTAGTTAAGCCATACGACGTTGTAGCTAAAGTCGTTAAATAAGCTATCATTCACGAATTGAATGTTTTTAGAGTATTAAATCGCTGCCCTGCCATCAAAGCAGGGCATTCTTTTTACTATTACTTTACTAAACATTAATAAATGTTAAATATTTTAAACACTTTTTATATTAGTGCGTTTTAAGGGCATTATGGGAACAATAATAATAATACTTGTAAGTGTTATTGGTTTTGGTACTCTTACTTATCGTCAAGGAAAGAAAGAAGGTTATGACCAAGGTAGAATTGATGGTTACGAAGAGTGTAAACAAAACTTTAATAAGATACAAGAATTTAAACAAAAGATATTAAATAAAAAGTTAGACATATGGAAGGATACAAAGTAATTAAGGATTTTAGCTTCGCTGAAAAAGGTGATGTGTTTACTAAAGTTGAAGATTTAAACTTGTGGGAACTTCAGAAATCTGAAGTAATATCAGATACAGAAACTTATACTTCAATGGCATTTGATTCTTCTACTATGGAAGAATTAGCTAACAAAGATTATGTAATCTGGTATAGTGAAGAAGTAGAAAAAGATAATAATGAGGATGAATGTGAATGCTGTTGTGATAAGTTAGAGAAAGTAAAAGAATATGTTAATACTTTGATTGATACATATACTAAAGATTATAATGAACTAATGAAGGATTATAATGAAGGTAATGTGCAGCAATGTGTTAAAGTAGAAGCAGAAACTGTATACCACAATTTAAATAAAGTTCTCAATAGTATTAAAGATTTGTTAGATGAATAAATTAGTAAAGACTGTTAATAAAGGCAATCTTTACTATGAATACCTTAACGCTTTAAATGGTATACTACAACTTACAAATAGGGAATTGGAGTTACTTACTAAGTTCGTTGAATTAGATGTGAACTTTACTCCAATACCTGGTGTAAGTAAAAATGTAGCTAATACTGATAATCGTAGGATGATTAAAAGTACTATGGGTATTACTCCAGATAACTTAAGTAGATATATAAGTAAGTTCAAGAAAGAGGGTCTTTTAGTACAGGGAAAAGCAGAAGATGAGTTAGTAGTCAATAAGATACTAATTCCAGAGATAATAAAAGATAGGGTGCAAATAACGTTAATACTAAGAGTAAATGAATAATAAAATAAATAATAAACATTTCTATATGATCTTTGATAATGGGCATATAGTACATGTAGAGAATAGAAGTAATAGGTTAGTACGATATTTCAGACATCTTTTTAACTTACGTTCTAATTTAAAATTAACTTCTTTCGTTCCGAAGAAACCTTACTCTAATAAAGAAATCAAGAAATTATCTGATATACTATACAGAAATCGTGACTTGGATGAAGATGATATCATAGTAATAATAAATTCTATTAGACCTAATACCATCAGAGAATCTTTAACAGAGTTAGAAACTAGTGAATATTATATAAATGCAACAGCAAAAAAAGATATCAATTTACTCAAGTCTGGCAAACAAATATAATTTACCTTATCCTGTTATAGAAGTAATATGCAATAGTCCATTTAAGTTTGCTAAAGAAGTAATGTCAAATGATGAAGATACTAAAGATATTATGTTTGCTTACTTATTTAAACTTAAATTAAAAAAGAGATATAAAGAAATAAAATGAGACAGTTTATTGAAGAATGCTTAACGCCCAATTATAAGATTCACTGGTTAGATTCTATTTACTTTGATCCTGTATTACTTAACAATATACAGATGTATGTAGCAATTAGTGACAGTAGACTATTAAGAATATGATACTAAGAAAGTTTAATAATATATATCCTAGAACACTTTGGATAGCTATAGTAGAGAGTGAGGAAGATATACAGTTTCTATGCAAGAAGTTCTCTATATTAGAGATTACTCCAGAATTCAATAAGATACTAGAAAATGCTCAAGATGCAATGACCAATGCTTATCATTATGATGTAGTAGCTGAATGTAGACCTGTTATTCAAAACTTTAACTATTTTGCTGGAATACTGTGTATAATATATAAGCCAGAGTTAGTAGATAGTGCTAACATAGCCCATGAATCTGTTCACATTTCTGACTATTACTTTGAAATTACAGGTATGAATAATGAAGATTTTTCAACTGGTGGCAATGAAGGATATGCTTACTTAGTTGGCTGGGCTGCGGGATGTTTTATTAAAGTAATGAAAGAATATGGAAAGACAGAGTAAAGAAGATTCATTAGCTCTATGGGAGTTTGAGAAGAACAACGTTAAACAATTTGGATCTAATATCAGCGAAGAGTTAAAAGAGTTAATGGAAGTTGCAGATAAGAAGATCAATAACTATTCCTTAACATACAATGAATTCATGGATGATATTCTAGAAGGTTTAGCTAAGTTGAAAGATACAGACAGTATTGAAACTAGACAGCTACAGATAAAAGGATTATACAATTGTTTAACTAATAAGTATATTGAAGATGGAGAATGACGGTAAGAAATACGATTATGGTAAAGTAAGAATGGATTTGGTTCCATTAGATGTAGTTGAGAATATTGGTAAGGTACTTACTTATGGAGCTCAGAAATACTCAGATAATAGTTGGCAAAATCTTCCAGATTTTTGGAAAAGATATAAAGCAGCATTACTAAGACATCTTACTGCTATAGACAAAGGAGAATTAATAGATCCTGAAAGTGGACTACCTCATATAGATCATATACTTTGTAATACGGTATTCTTAGATTGGGGATTTCATCATGGTAAAGCAATTAGTATTAATACAAAAGATATTGAACAAGATAAATAATTATGGAACAATTGAAATTTAAAAAGTTAGATTACTCAGTAAAGAAAGAAGACGGTACAGAAGAGATTAGGAAGTCTGAAGGTAAGTTGCCTACTAGAGCTACTAGTAGTAGTGCAGGATTAGATCTATATACTACTCGTATTACTCAAGAAGTAGATAATAGCGGTAAGTTAGTACTAGTATATCACACTGATATTGCTGTAGAAATTCCTGAAGGATATGTTGGATTTATCTGTATGAAATCATCTATCTCTAAAAGATCTATTATTATGTGTAATGGTATTGGAGTGATTGATTCTGATTATCGTGGAGAGTTGATGGCTAAATTTAAAGTAACTACAGATGCTATTCCTACAGTATATACTACAGATGAACCATTTGCTCAGTTAGTCATTGTTCCTTGTTCTATATTAGAACCCACTTTGGTAGAAGAATTGAGTGAAACAGAAAGAGGAGAAAAAGGATTCGGAGAAGCTACAGCAGAACAAAATAATGAAATTAAAGAAGTAAAAGAATAATTATGGAAAATCTAGATATTACAATTATTCCTGTAAGTGCATCAGGTGTTGGAAATTTTATTGAAGTTCGTATTAATGGTATGTTATATAGAACAGAGATTGTGCAAGGTGAATTTACAGAAGATGTAATGAAACAATCTATGGAGAAACTAATGCCTACTATTCCTACTGAACAACAGGAACCTGTAGAATTAAAATTTTATCAGCTATTAGATGCTATTGCAAATACTAAAGCTGAAGAAGAGTATAGAGCTCAGCATCCTGAGGAGTTTATGCCAGAGAATTTTGAACCCAGTGTTGAAGAAGTAACTGATGAAATTATTTGATATAAATGGTGGTAAAGTAGTAATACACCCTGACGCTTTGGGTCTCCCATTCTTTAAAAAGTTATGGGAGGCTGATAAGCCAGATAAAACACAAGCTACAAGTGTAATAAGTTACATAGTACTTATGTGGTATTTTAAATCTCCATATGTACTTCAGTTAGAACCAGATATCAGAGAAAAGAAGCTTAAACAACTATATTTCGGTGATGAAAATTACAAACTTACTGTAGAAGAAAAAGCCTGTGAAGATGATTATAAGAAGCTAATATACACTAGAAATCTAAGAATGTTAGATAGTATGAGAAACAAAGTAGATACTATTAGTAAGTATTACGAAGATTCTCTAGAAGAGCAACTAGATGAAAAGAAGATTAAAGATCTATTAGCTGGTATGGAAAAAGTAAAAGCTACTTTTCAAACGCTAGATTTCCTCGAAAAGGCAGTTAAAGCTGAAGAAGTTAGTACTACTAAAGTACGTGGAGATGCTCAGATTAATCCTTATGAATTAGCTTAATTTGTGCAAATTATACACAAGTTTATAACAATAAATTAATGAGTACGTTATATGAATATAAATAAAGAAACTATGAAGAAAGTACTTGATTTAACAAAATGCAATAGCACTGAAGAAATTTGTGATGTGCTTGAAAAAGAAATTGATAACAAACAAAAAGCAGAGAAAGCAGTTAAAGAAGCTAGTGAATCTTTGATTGAAGAGTGTAAGAAAGAAGTAGTAGCTGAACCTAAGAAGAAAAGTATTATTAAGCGTACTATTCATTGGCTAAAGAGTTTGTTTAAGAAATAATCTCGTTGAACTGATAGAGAGGTCTGACAGGGACAGACATTAAATATTCCCTGGCACTGGAGTGTAACGTAATGGCAGCGTCGCCGGCTCTAACCCGGTATGTGTGTGGGTTCGACTCCTACCACTCCAACTAATTAAATTTAATAATGACGTATAGAGATATAGATCCAAAACTAGCTGGAATTTACTTATTTAAAAACAATATAAATGGTAAATGTTATATTGGTCAAGGAGTATCTATAAGAAAAAGACTTAAACATCATCTTAGTAATATTAGAAATAAACGATACGATTTACCATTATATAGAGCTATAGAAAAATACGGTTTACATAATTTCACTATAGATATAATAGAATCTTTTATTCCTGACGAATATACTACAGAACAATTAATAAAAAAGTTAGATGCTCTAGAAATAAAGTATATAGAAAAATATGAAGGTTATACTAATGGATACAACTGTACTAAAGGTGGAGACTTTGGAGTTCTAGGTTTAAAGATGACAAAAGAACAAAAGAAAAAAATATCTAACATTGCTAAAGAGGTAGCTAAAAAATTTTATAAGCCAGTATACCTTTATAATATAAAGGATAAAACTACAATATTTGCTATTAGTATAACAGCCGCTTCAAATATAACTAAAATACCTAGATCTAATATAACTAGAGCTGCTAGCGGTAAGTATTTACAAACACATAATCTCTTAGTTGCTTACTCATTAGAAGAATTAGAAACTAAAAAGACTAAAATAGTACAGGTTAAAGATACTAAATTTAGTATAAAATATATTGTAACTGCACATTTATGTGATGGTAAAAAAGAAAAAGGATCAGTATCTGAAATAGCTGAAAAGTTAAATATAAGTAAGTCTATGGTCTATAGTGTGTTAAATGGGCACAGATTTTTAAAAGATATTAAACTAACTAAAGAATTAAAGCAGATAGACCGCAAGCTATCTGCTTAAAGAATAAACTATGATTGACTTCTAGAAGAAAATAATAAATAGTGATAAGTTTAGAACTCCGGCTTTAACATTCTTAAAGACCGGAGCTTATTGTTAGTATCCAATTGGTACTACTGAATATTATACATATTGGGACGAATAGAAAGATCGTTGCATTAATGGTTATACCGCAGAGGATGGAGATTACATCACTGGGTATAACTATTTTTATATTAACTTTTGTCCAATGCAACGTATAGTTAACACTGTTACTAAACTACCTAACGGAGAGACTAAAGTAAAACGAGACAGTGTAGTAACATTCCCTGATTTCTATGACTATGACTATTTCTACTTCTAGGCAGTACAGGAAGCAGAAGATAAAGGAAAACATATATGTCTACTTAAATCACGTCGTAAAGGATATAGTTACAAAGGTGGAGCTATGGCATGTCGTAATTATTATCTAATACCTAATAGTAAAACATACATATATGCTTCTAATAAGCAGTATCTTACTGAAGATGGTATTCTTACTAAAGCTTGGGACTATATGGACTTTATAGATAAAAATACAGCTTGGGGTAAGAAACGATCTGTTAACAGTACTATGCGTAAACGAGCTGGATTCTGGACTAAAGATGAATTTGGCAATGAAGTAGAAATGGGTTATAAGTCAGAGATTATTGGCGTTACTTTGAAAGATAATCCTGATGTAGTACGTGGTAAACGTGCCAAATTAATTCTATTTGAAGAAGGAGGTTCATTCTCAGAATTAGGTGCTGCGTGGCAAATTGCTAGACCATCTGTAGAACAAGACGGTGTAGCGTTTGGTACTATGATTGTATGGGGAACTGGTGGTGACGAAGGCTCTGCATTTGAAACTATGAAAGATATGTTCTATAATCCAGATGGATACAATTGTTTAGGATTTGAGAACATATGGGATAGTACACCTACAGATAAATTGTGTGGATTCTTTGTTCCATAGTATACTAATCTAGATACTAGAGATGATGATGGTAATAGAATATACATGGATGATGATGGTAATACCATTACTAAACCTTCTCTTGAATTTATACTAGATGAGCGTAGAAAAGTAATAAGTACGGCTACTAATACTACAGCTATAGACCGTTATGTTGCAGAGCGTCCTATTACTCCACAAGAAGCAATGCTAGAATTTAACGGTAATATATTTCCTAAGAAAGAATTACAGGAGCAATTAGGACTTATTCGTACTAATACTTAGTTATAGAATCATAAACAAGTAGGTGATTTAATATTTGACGAATCTGGTAGTATCAAATGGATACCTAAGAAACATGGCGATGTTACTAAGTATCCACTTGGTAAAGATGATGATCCTACTGGTTCAATAGTTATATGGGAACATCCAGCTAAAGATGCAACAGCTGGATTATATATAATAGGTGTAGACCCTTATGATCATGATTAGTCTGGTACTAATTCATTAGGATCATCTATTGTATATAAGAGGTTTTAGAACTTTGAAGAGTATTATGATATTATAGTAGCTGAATATACTGGTAGACCTGCAACAGCTGAGGAATACTATGAAAACTTACGTAAGTTAGCATTATACTATAATGCGCGTATAATGTATGAAAATGAACGCAAAGGTCTATTCCCTTACTTTACTGCTAAACATTGCGATTACTTATTAGCTGATCAACCTGATATTATTAATGATATAGTTAGTAATTCTAAAGTGCAAAGAAGAAAAGGTTGTCATATGAATAAGTAGATAAAACAATGGGGTGAAGGTATGATCAAAGAATGGTTAAATGAAGAGTATGCTCCAGGTAAGAAAAACCTAACTAGGATACTATCAGAGCCGCTATTAGAAGAGCTAATAAGCTATAATGATACAGGTAACTTTGACCGAGTGATGGCGTTGATGTAGGTTATGATATATAGAGAACAACTGTATAATGTAGTTGTTAAAAAGAAAGAAAAAGAAAATAAATAGAAGATGCTCTTTGATGGACCAATTTTTGCGCAGAGTTGGTTCAATGACGATACTCCAAGAGTATTTTCAAACGACGATAATGTATATACATTTTAATTATGAAGAATACTAAAAGTTTCCCTGCACAGAAACTACCAATGTCAAAGAAGACACAAGCCTGGAAAGAAGCCTGCGTAGACTATGTAGTAGGCGCTGGAGATTCAGGATTTGGTGGTAATGGTAGATCTAGATCTGACGAGATGTAGACTTACTATGATTTATATAATAGCATATATAATGAAAAGGATCTTAAATATGTAACCAATCCGTTTAAACAAGATGATGGATTTCCTGCTATGGCATAGGATTATAATATCATCAAACCATATGTAGATCAGTTACTTGGTGAAGAAACTAAGAGACCTTTTAATTTTCATCCACAACGCACAAGTGATATAGCTGCTAGTGAACTACAGGAAAAAGCCAAAGAAATGCTAATGGATTATATTCAGGCTACTATAGCTAGTAAGTTAAGTCCAGAACAAGCAGCCAGATATGAACAAGCATTAGCTACAGGAGAAATCTAGACTCCGGAAGCTATAGCTAAGTATCTATAGAAAGATTATAAGGATATAGCAGAAACTGAAGCTTATCACGCATTACAATTCCTAAAGAGAAAATTAAATCTTACTCATGAGTTTTATAAAGGTTGGAAAGATGCTTTAATAGGTGGAGAAGAAATATACTATGTAGGTGTAATCAATGGAGATCCTTATGTAGAAAGAGTAAACCCTATGTACTTTGATTATGAGCATTCTTTAGACTTAGAATTCATAGATGATGCGGCTTGGTGTCGTAGAAAGATGATTATGTCTGCTACTGAGATATACGATAGATTCTATGATAAAATGTCTGAAAGACAATTGAATGAACTACTAGAACTTATTGATCAAAGACCTGGAGCAGGTAATAATCCAGAGATAAGAAAGACTAGTATAGATTATGAATCTATTAAGCTACATAAGATTAATAGTTTTACAGATAATCCATTTGATATAGATCATATAGTAGTATATCATTGCTGTTGGAAGTCTTTCAAAAAGATAGGATTTGTTACTTTACTAAATCCAGAAACTGGAGAAGTTGAAGAATTTCAAGTAGATGAAGATTACAAAGTAACAGGTACAGAACAATCTGTAGAATGGGATTGGATTATTGAAGTATGGGAAGGATATAGAATTGGTGATGATATGTACATAGGAATTCAACCTATTGAATATCAACATATATCTGCCGATAATCCTAATTCACAGAAATTACCTTATACTGGTGTAGTATATAATAATACTAATAGTAAGCCTAGATCACTAGTAAGTATGATGAAACCATTACAGTATATGTATATTGTAGTATGGTATAGACTTGAATTAGCATTATCTAGAGATAAAGGTAAAGTAGCAGTAATGGATATTACTTAGATACCCAAATCTATGAATATTGATGTTAACAAGTGGATGCATTACTTAAGTGCACTAGGTGTAGCTTTTATTAATCCTTATGACGAAGGATGGGATATACCAGGACGTGAAGGAGGTAAGCCATCTCAATTCAACTAGTTATCTTCTTGGGACTTAACTATGAGTAATGTAATAGCTGAGTATATTCAATTGATGCAAAAGATTGAAGACATGGTAGCTAAGCTTACTGGTATTACTCCACAAAGACAAGGGTAGATTGCTGCTAGTGAATTAGTAAGTAATGCTAATACTGCTGTTAATATGTCTTATCATATTACTGAACCTTGGTTCTGGAATCACAATTAGGTAAAAAGAAGAGTATTAACTATGTTGCTGAATACTTCTAAAGCAGCTTGGAAAGATAGTAAGAGATACTTGAATTATATATTGGATGATGCCACTAGAGCATTTGTACAATTATCTGATAATTTCTTCTATGAAGATATGGATATATTTGTAGATGATAGCACTAAGAATCAACAATATATAGATCAATTAAAGCAACTGTTACAACCTGCTATGTAGAATGGTGCTAGTCTATTAGATATTGCTGAAATCATTACTTTAGATAATATGAGTATGATTAAGAATAGACTTGAGGAAATTGAACAGAAAAGAATGGAACAAATGCAGCAACAGCAGCAAGCTGAACAACAAGCACAACAGCAAATGGCAGAACAACAGAATCAGCTTAAAGAAGAAGAGCTTATGCTTAAAGAAGCTGAAATGGATCTTGAAAAATATAAAGTAGATCAAGACAATGCTACTAAAATTACTGTAGCACAACTTAATGCTTATCGTGGTGCTGAGAATATGGATCAAGATATGAATGGAATAATTGATGTAGTTGAAATAGGAAAGCAAGCTCTAGAATAGCAGAAGATAAATTCTGATATTGCTACTAAACAATTAGAACTTAACAATAAGCGTAGAGAAATAGAACAGAAGAGAGAAGCTGAAAATAAGAAGATACAGCTTGAAAAAGATAGAATGAAGCATGAAACTGAGTTGCAACGTATGTCTGATAAAGCTGCTATGGATAGAGAGAAGCTAAAGGCAAAGACAGCTTTGAGAAATAAAGTAGTAGGCGAATCTAAATCTAAATAACTATGAACTGGTTTAAAGAAACATGGTGGTTAGTAAAACAATTATTTACTACTACTAAGAATAAAGATAAAGTATAGTATAAACATATGGATCATTATCCTTTTAGTGGATACTCTGCCATGAGTTGGTGCGGGTATATTTTAACTAAAAAGAAAGAATCTAATATTAAAACTACTACTTGGAATCACGAAAATATACATTTACAGTAGGCTAAGAATAAGGGTAGTTGGTTAAAGTATTATACTGATTATGTATGGGAGTGGATCAAAGGCAATCCTATTACTTACCCAGCATCTTCTGCATACTATACAATACCTTACGAAATGGAAGCATACGCAAATGAAGATAAATCTGATTACGAAATTAATACAAATAAGTATAAAATAAAAAATCGTAAAAAGACTTACAAAGAGAATAGGAAAAATTGGTTTAACTATATTAAAACTTTATAATTATGGCTTGTAAAGGTGGAAAGAAGAGTTCTAAAAAAGGTTCTAAGAAAAGTAAATAATTATGGAACGTGAAGCATTTAGATAGAGAATGCAACAGTATAAGTAGGCTAGGGAGAATAATCCCTAGCTGAAGTACTGGGATTGGAAGAAGTATGCAGATGGTGGTACTATAGATGAAGACCCACCATAGAGTACTAGTGAAAGACCTATTACTAACTTTGACCCTAAAGGAGATCCATATAATCCTACATATGGATATAACCCAGGTGCAGGCTACGTTTCAAATTCAGATCCATTAGGTAGTCTATATGTAGAAGGAGCTTTACTTAATCCAGTATTTAAATTAGCAGGTAATGCAGTATCTAATGTAGCTAGAGGATTAACTAAATACTCTTCTAAATATGTACCAGAAGTAAGAAGAACTGTGTAGGATAAAATAAATAGTTTGTTCCGTAGAGAAGCTGAAGATAAAGCTCGTACATATAAATTATATGATGATGCTATAGAATCTAGAAATAGAATAATTGAAGATCTATATTCTAATCCAGCTTATATGGAAAGAGCTAGATAGATTTAGAATACATACGGTGATAATTACGCTAAAGTATATGAAGATATAATTAATTAGTATAATACTAATTATTGGAATTTACCTAATCCTGTTATAAAACAGTTAGACGCTAAGGCTAAAATGTAGGCTAAAGACGCAGCTGTAAATAGGTATATTACTAGAAGACAACCAGCAGGATATGATGATTTTGAGTATTAGATAAATAGAAATCTTACAGAGATAGATTATCCTACTACTAGACATGAATTAGGACACTATGTAGATTTTAATTTAGCTAAAAGTTCAAATCCCGATTATAGCAACTCTATGTTTGCAGAGTTAAAAAGAGACTTATCAAAATAGAAGAATCCATTATTTCCAGATAAAACTGATTATTATAGCAAAGGTACAGAATAGAAGTCTTATATGAATACTCTTAGAGAGTATATGTTTAAGACTGGTATGATTAATAATATAGGAGATAAGGTAACTTCTAGATAGATTAAGAAAGCTATAAGATCGTTACCTAAAGATATGAGATCTATTGAAGCTGCTTATCTTCAATTTGCTACACCTGGATAGTACACAAAGTTGTTTAACAAGATACCTTTACTTGGTACTTATCCAATAGTAAATAAACAATTTTAGAATTATGAAGAAGATAAAGATAAAGCCAGAGAATAGAGGTAAGTTCAATGCAACTAAAAAGAAAACAGGAAAGACAACTGAAGAGCTAACTCACAGTAAGAATCCTGTAACAAGAAAGAGAGCAATATTCGCTTAGAATGCTGCTAAATGGAATAAAGGTAAAAAGAAGAAAAAATAAATCTAATTAAATATTTTAATTATGGATAAAAAAATGACATTAGGTGGATTTGAAGCTGTATTAGACGGCTTTATCCCTAATCCAGATGGTGGTTTTAGAAATTCAAATATTGATGAAAACGTTAATGTTAATGCTGATGAATTTGAATCACTAGACGATGAAGAATTGGAAGATATTAAAAAGAACAATATCGAAGTAAAGAATAAGAAAGAAAAACCAGTAGAAGAACAAGATACTGAGGAAGAAGAAATTGAAGAAGAAGATATTGAAGATAAACCAAAACGTAAGCCTGGTAGACCTCGTAAAGAAGAAACTATTGAGGAAGAAACAGAAGAGGAAGAAGAGGTTGAAGATAATAATGAAGAAAATGTTGTTACTAACTTCTTTGACGCTATGGCTGAAAAACTCAATTGGGAATTTGAAGAAGGAGAGGAAAAACCCAAGAGTGTAGATGAGTTAATTAATTACTTCCAAAATGTCATTGAAGAAAATAGTAAGCCTGAATACTCTAGTGAAGAAGTTGAAGCACTAGATAATTTCGTAAAGCAAGGTGGAGATCTAAAGAAGTATCTGACTATTGATGCTGAGTTAGATTTAGATGATATTGATATTGAAGATGAAACTAATCAGAAATTAGTAGTAAAACAGTTACTTAAAGAAAAAGGGTTCTCTACTAAGAAGATTGATAAGTTAGTAAGTAGATATGAAGAAGCTGGATTACTTGAAGATGAAGCGCAAGACGCTTTAGAAGATCTGAAAGAGATTAAAGAGGAAAGGAAGAAACAGCTATTAGAGGATCAGAAAAAGGCTTATCAGATATAGTTGCAGAGACAACAGCAATTCTACGATAACGTTGTTAGCGAAATAAAAGGCTTAAAGAATATACGTGGTATTACAGTCCCTGAAAAAGATAAAAAGGTTTTAATGGATTATATACTTAAGCCAGACACAGACGGTAAAACAAAGTACCAAAAGGACTATGCTAAGGGTGGTGTTAAGAATCTGATAGAATCGGCATACTTTACAATGAATGCTGACAAACTTATTGAGGCTGCTAAACGTGAAGGAAATAATTCAGCTATTGATAAGTTTAGACGAAGTTTAAAATCTAGTAGTATTACTACTAAATCTAGAAAACAAGCTACGGGTTCTGATGATGATCCAATTTGGTTCTCAGCTGCACGACAACTGCGTATATCATAATAATTAATTATATAAATAAAAAAATTAAATTACTAGTATTTTATGGATAATAATATTCTTAATAACCTCCAATTATACAAAGGTAAATGGTTTTCTGATTTGATCGACACTAATAAGATTAGTCTCGCTTCTCAGCAAAGACCTTATGAGGTATCTACTATCCTGTCATACGTATTTGGTACTAAAGATAATGGTTACAGTACTTCTCTCGATATGTTGACAGGTGGTCTTGGAAATGTAATGACTATTGATCAGCCTTCATTTGAATGGGGTGTTATGATCGACCAAGATAGAGCTGTTACAATTCGTGACGCTAAATGGAATGGTGCTGCAATTAGTGAAAATTCTACTCCAGGTTTGGGTAATACTCCTATTACTTTGTGGTTGGAAGATGCATGGTTTGGTCCTGGTGCTACTATCGAATTTGATGATAAGAGTCAAGCACGTATTCAGGACGCTCCGTATCAAGATGGCAACCTGTATGTTTATACAGTATTTGTATCTAATGGTAGCCCTGCTTCTTATATTGATCCTGCTGTTTTAGCTTCTGGTTGTCAAGTGAACCGTTTGGCTTCTGCTTATGAAGAATACAGTGAAGAGGCTGATATTCTGAACTACAATACTCACTTCAAGATGCGTAACTACTTGACTACAGTACGTCTGTCTTATGATATCACAGGTTCTGCTTACTCTACAGTTATGGCAGTAGCTTTGAAAGATCCTAAGACTGGTAAAACTTCTTATTTGTGGTCTACATTCCAGGAATGGGTTGCAATGCGTGAGTGGTACAAACGTCTTGAAAGAGCTTTGGTATACAATCAGAACAACGTAAACAAAGATGGTTCTTGTAATCTGAAAGGTAAGAATGGACGACCTAAACGTATTAAAGTAATTTATATTTACTGTATTTAATACAAGTGGGCGTTATAGTAGAAATATTATAATGAATTTCCCTGAAATGCTGGAAACTCCAAATAACGATTATAATTAAGTTTATATAATATGCAAACAATAGCAAATGGACAATCAGCAGGTAAGCAAGTGGTATTTAAAGAATTACCTGTAAACTTAGATGGTTATGAATCTAAGTACAAAATAACAAACGATGGTAGAATTTACTCAGAATATCTTGGTGATTTTCTCAAGCCTTTTTATTCACGTGGCGGATATGTTAGAGTAAAATTAAACTATGGTAACAGATCTAAGAAATTTATGATGCACAGATTAGTGGCTATGGCGTTTATACCTAATCCAGATAATAAGCCAGTAGTGGATCACATAAATAGAAACAGAGCTGACAATAGAGTTGAAAATCTATAGTGGGTTACTACTCAAGAGAATTGTTAGTTAGCTGTGGAGCGCGGATCTAAAGACTCAATGTTATATCGTTTTACAAATACTAAAACAGGTGAAATTTTAGAATTTACAAATAGACATAAAATGTTAAAGCATTTTGGTAAATTCTGTTTAAGATATTTAAGGCAAATTGCTACGGGAGTTAGGACTCCAATGAGTGGTATGTTTGCTGACTATGAAATTGAAAGAATACCCTTGAAACCTCAACGACTATCGCCGTCGGGCGAGTACACTCAAGTGAGTGGAAGTGGGGAAGATCTGAATACTGTGAGAGCAGCAAAAGATCGTGATATAGTCTGATCTATATGGAAACATATAGCAGAGGAGAATTAGCACAACTCCTCGGATAGAGCCTAACGAACTCTATTGAACATAATGGCATTTATTGGTGCTGGTTTGTTGGAACAGATTGCTCCGTCTAACAGACGTTATTATACTCGTTTGACAGCTGAACTGTTGGAAGACTTCTTGTTTGACCTGTCTTACAATGTATTAGGTACTAATGAACGTAAGTTTGTTGCCTTGACTGGTGAAATGGGTATGCGTGAATTTGACCGTGTACTTAAAGAAAAGATGGCTAATATGAACTTGATTGACACAGTATTCGTAACTGGTTCTGGCGATAATCTGAAGTTCGGCGGTCAGTTTAAAACTTATGCAATGTCTAACGGTATTGAATTGACTTTGAAGTATTTCCCGTTGTATGACAATACTACTTACAATCGTCAGTTGCATCCTGTTACTTTGAAACCGTTGGAATCTTACCGTATGACATTCTTGGATTTGGGTCGTCGTGACGGTGAAGCTAACATTGTTAAAGTAGTTCGCAAAGATCGTGAATTCGTTAACTGGTGTACAGCTGGTTCTGTAACTCCTGCTGGTTACGCTCACTCTAACACAGAAGTTCGTTCTAACGCTAAGGATGGTTACTCAGTACACTTCTTGGGTGAAGTCGGATTGATGTTGAAAGATCCCCGCGCATGTGGTGAGCTCATTATGATGGCAGAATAATTTTAAAAATTTTACAGCTTGTGGCAACCTTTTAAAATACTTTACGTTATATGTATGTAACATTTAAATAAAGTAAAGTATGAAAGCCACAATTTATAAAATTACAAATACAAAAAATAACATGATTTACGTAGGTCAGACTAAACAGACCTTAAATAAACGTTTTTCTGACCACGTGAATCACGCTTTTAATAGCAAAAGACCAAATGATATAGGATGCAAATTATATCAAGCTATGCGTGAAAATGGTATAACTTGCTTTATAATAGAAGCCATTGAAGAGTTAGATGATACTAGATATAAAATAGATCAACGTGAAATATACTGGATAGCTACGTTAAATTCTACAGATCCTAATGTTGGATATAATGTAGATAAAGGTGGACATATTATATCAGATAAGTGCCGTAAAGCTAGAATATCGCAGCTTATAGGTTCAAAACTAGAAGGTAAAATGTTAGATATTGCCAGAGAAAACGGAATGAAAATGGCTAAAGCTGTATGTCAATACGATGTAAATACTGGAGAATTAATAGGTGAATATCCTAGTATTATTGGAGCAAGTAGAGCTACAGGATGTGATAGACGTACTATTCAGAGACAGTTAAGTGGAGAATCTAATATTGGTACAGCTCATTCTATTAGTAACCTAAAATACATTTGGAAATACAAAGAATAACTTGAACACTCTAATTGTATAATTATGGAAGTAATCGTTAGAATAACTAAATAGAATCCTTGGACTGGATTAGTAAAATGGTCCAATTGCTTTGATTATTTAAGTTCCTATTGGACAAGATCTGGTAGTCGTTACACAGGTCTAACTCAAGATAAAGCTAGAGAACTAGAACAGAAAATGGGTAAAGCTGAAGGAGAATTAGATCCTGATAGCACATTTTGGGATACATTTGCAATTAAGATTGGTAAGAAAGAATTAGTAATTAATACTGATAGACCTGAAGGAGAATTGCAATATTTATTCCTATTAGGACATAAAAGAGTAGCAAATGGTATTGATAAGATAACACCATCTACTGATTATGTACTTATAAATAAAGAAGCTGAAGCAGAACAAATTAATAAAGCTAACAAAGTTAAACGTGATGCTTATAGAGCACTGGATAAGATGAGTCTTGAAGATATGCGCAAATGTCTTAGACTATTTGGAGTTAAAGCTGACACTATGTCTAATGAATTAGTTGAAGCTAGACTTGGTGAAAACGTAGAAGCTGATCCAGCAAGATTTATTAGAATTTGGGTAGATAATCCTAATAAAGAAATTAACTTTGTAATTGAAGAAGCTTTAAGTAAAAATATTATTCGTAAGAACAGAGCATCATATTACTTTGGTACTGATCTTATTGGTAACGGTCTTGAAGATGTAATTGCATATTTGAAAGACAAAAAGAATCAAGATATTTACTTAAGTATTATGTCTGAAATAAAATCTAAATAATGACTAGAGAACAATTTCACTCATATTTTAAAGTAGCAATGGACAAGAACTCTCAAAGCGTAGCCTTTGGGGGTTGTCCTGCTTTCTTACCAGAAGAGATTGATTACTGGTTAGATCAAGGTTTATACCAGGAAATAAGTAATAAATTTACTGGTAACAATTATTTAAAAACTAGTTTTGAAGGATCAGTAAAGCGTATCCATGACTTAGAAAAATTAGTACACACAGATACAAATGTTATTGCTAATACTGAAACAGATTCTAACAGATGTTATGTTACTAATCTATTTAATGGTGACAGAATGTTCTTTGTAGATGCTGTATTAAACTTCAATAACAAAAAAGCTACCATAAAGCTAATAGATCATGCAGACGCTACTAAATTCAAGAAGACTTACAATAACAATCCTTGGATAGAAGATCCAGTAGCTGTAATAGAAGATAATACTCTATATATCTATTATGATTACTTAGCTATGAGTAGTAATAGTTATTCTGTAGATATTACTTATATTAAGTTCCCTACTAAGATAGAGAACTTACCAGCAGATGGTATGAGTGAAATACCAGAGTATATGCAGTTTGAAGTAATTAATAGAGCTGTAGAACTAGCATTAGAAGACATTGAGTCTAAGAGAATATAGACTAAATCACAGTTGAACCAAATAGATGAATGATTATGACAGACCGTGGATTTCAAATCGAGTTTGAACGTAGGCTATAGTTAATGGATCCTAACTTAGTTATTAAGGATAAGCTATCCTCAGACACTATTATATCATTCATTAATGAGGCAATTGATAAATTTTATAAAACAAGATACTCAGGTATTAACTTTAAAGCTCAAGGATTTGAATAGACAGAAAAACGTATAGATGATTTGCGTACTTTAATTCGTAAAAGAAACTATTCAAATACTTAGATATCCAAAGGAACTAAAAATTCATATTCTGTTGAATTACCAGATGATTATGTATTATTACTTGGAGATACTGCTGGTATACAGCCGAGTGATGAATATCCTAACGAATGCTGGGAAAAAGACGATTTAGGTGCATATATAGTTAAGTATACAGATACGTTAGAATCTACAATTGAAACATTAGATAGACAATTAAGCAATTCACTATCTGAACACAAATTAAAATATTGTCAAGCTAGACCTTTAAAGTTAATTCAAGATAATAATGTAATATTATATACAGATGGTAAATATAAAGTAAGTGAATATGAGATTACATACTTAGCTAAACCATCTGATATTAATCCAAGTAATATTACTAATACAGAATATACAGATTTGCCAGAACATACACATATGGAGATTGTGAAAATGGCAATTTAGATTTATCTTGCTACTAAACCAATGTAGCATTATAATGCTTATTCCAACGAAATTGCTTCAATGGAATAATAAAAAATTAATGCGCTTGTCAACGTGGAAATCTGCAATAAGGAAAGTAGAAGACAAGCAGACTAGCGCTAAGTCTAACAATTAATTATTTTTATATATGATTACAAGAGTTGATACCGTACTTATCGGTAAAACATGTCCAGCATCTTATACTACAGTAGATAGTCTTGCTCAGGGTGCTGTAGCTTTATTTGATGAAAATAAGAACTTAATTAAAAATGAAGCTAGTGCAGTAAAAGCATCTACAGTATATATTGGTGTAGCTGGTGAGAATATGACTATTGCTTTGCCTAATGGTACTAGTGCTACTAAGCGTTCTGTAGAGTACTCTAATGCCATTCAGAAAGCTTCTAAACCTTCTTACGTAATTGGTGATTATGTTGCACCTGTAGAAGAAAAAATCGAAATTGATTTAACTAGTGCTACTGTTGTTATCGGTCACAGATATGTTTTGCGTATTGTTTATAAAGACATGTACGAAGCTCCGGGATAGTTTACTCATACTTATGAAGTGGTTGCTACAACTGAAACTGCTGACGATTTGGGTAACGCACTGTTGAAGAAGATTAATAAACATGCTAATCGTAGAGTAAATGCTGCATTTGCAAATCATAAATTAACACTTACAGCTCTTCCTAAAGATGATAATGAAGGTGTTTATTCTTTGAATGAATATTCTGTAGTTTCTATGGAGGCTTCTCTGTATGTTACTATTCCTGGTGCATTGTTGTCTAATGTTCCTGAAGCAGTTCCTGGTGCAACTATTACTAAGACTGCTGGTAAACCTGGTAAAGGTTACTGGAAACAAGTACGTGATGCGGAAGTACGTATGTTAGGTTACAAAGGTCATGTATTTACAGACGCATATCCTATTGTTGAACCGAAACGTAATGTTACTGAAGGTGCTAACTACGATTACATTACTATTGAAAATGACAATTTGTATTTATCACCAGATAATCAGTACATTAAAACTACTCCGTTGACTACAGAATTGTATGTTGAAGAAGCAGCTAACTTGAGTGCATCTCAGTTTGTTAAGAATCTTAAAGCATTTATCACTGGTGTTGATACTAGTGCTGGATAATACACGGTTTCTTTATTTAAACCCAGGCGAGGTTGAGGTTTATCCTCGGCTTCGCCTTTTTAATTTTTTGTAGATATGAAAATAATTAATGCAACATTAAATAACGATACTATAACTATAACTTTAGATGCTAAGGCTAATGTACATAAGATTTATCTAGATTCAATAGTAAATCAAAAGAATATGTATTCTGATGAAGATGAGAAACATACTTATGTAATATCTGATTTTGTTACTTAGGATAATACTGTTATTGTTGATATTACTGAGTATAATGAAACTTCTTTTGTAGTAAGCGTTCTTACATCAGAGGGTAATAGAGATGAAGCTATAGCAATAGATCAGAATGAATTATATTTAGCTAAAGTAAATCTACTTACTACATATTGTAATACATGTTTAGATAAACATTAGAAGCATATAATAATGATGTGTGATTTTAGATCATAGTTATTGTAGTATGCTTTAGAGCGCAATTTTACTAAAGACGCTATTGAACATTACATAGATCTTAGTAGAATGTTAGGTATGATAGATTATCATAATTGTAGTAAGTGCCTATCTCCTAATAAAGTGTGTAAATGTTGTAACGGTATGTGTGCGCTATGATAAAAGAAGAATATAAAAATGGATGCAGATTGAAAGAATAGGTAAAGTATAACATTGATTATGATGATTGCCAAATTCTTAATCTAACCTGTGCTAATTACATATATGATTTAGTATAGGAATCTTCTAAATATGAAACAAAATTAGAAGACGTTAAAAAGATGTTATATATGATAGAAAAGTTATTAGGACACGAAGTACAATATGATATTCCAGAATATCATGGAGATAATAAAAAATGTTATTTTGGTGTAGTATCAGATAATTTTGTTATTAATGAAGATAATATAAAACAATTAGATTATGTACTACAAGATACAAAAGAATTTGTTGAAAGCTTTAGTACTGATTATCAAAAGATATTATATTGTTATCCTAATGAATTTGGAGATATAAATAGCATAAAGGATCAAAATCAATTTGAGATAAAAGAGTCATTTTAGAGGAATGCTGTAACTATAGATGCTGTCTCTTATACACATCTGACGCTGCCGACGAAGAGGATAGTGTAGATC